TGTTGCTGAGTCAATGGAGTGCAAAGAATTAATGGAAAAACTTTCTAAAAAAGTGCATAACCATATGCACAATATCGAAGATAAAGACGATGAGAAGTCAGATTTAGAAGTCCTATTCTGCGAAATAGTTGACCACCAAAAACATATAATGAAAGGAAAATCCATACTTGAGGTGGAAAACGAAATCAGGGATAAACATAAGGACTTGAATCCTGAAGAAACCAGAGTCTTATCTTGTTTACTTAGAAGTGACGGACCCGTAAGATTAGCTTCGATAACAGGTATGTCAATTGAGGCATTTATTGAAACAATGCGACAACTAGGTAGACGTTTCAAATCTTAAAAAGAAACCCTCCTTTAAGCAGGAGGGTTTCCTTCTTTATTGCGATACTCAATTTTAATAGTTTCAGATTTAATTTGTTCAGTATCAAAGTGTCGCATCTCTTTGTTTACATTTCCGAGCGTTTCTTCCGTTGGGAAGAAGAATTGGATAAAATACGTGCCTTTATAGCCAATACTTTCGAGATGGCGGAGTATAGATAAAATATCGGATTCATCAGTAATATCAGTGTGAACAGTAGTTCTTACTTCAAACGGAATATCAGATTCCTGTAACAATTTAAGAGTTTCAATAAAATTATCAAATTGCTTCTCTGAGTTCATAAACAATGACCACTTATCTCGCGGACATTTATAATCCAAAGCAACATAATCAACCATTTTAGATTCAATCAAGTGATGAATTATTCCAGGATTAGAACCATTAGTATCTACCTTAATCTTATAACCGAGATTCTTTGTATAATAAATGTCGTTAATAAGTCGATGACCCCAAACGGTACATTCTCCACCTGAAAATACAATACCGTCTAGCTTCCCACGACGTTCATTAAGGAAAGTAATTACTTCTTCTGCTGGGAGAGTTTTCGCGGTCCCTTGTGCTAATTTTAGATTGTAACAAAACCCGCAATGGTAGTTGCAGTTATTAAAGAAGATAATTCCACAGAGATTTTCACCAAAATCCAACATTGAAAATGGCTCAATACCTGCGACTCGTTTCTCAAAAACATTTTCAATCATACTTTGGTTCCTCCCAATCATTTAGATAATTTTTATAAAAATGATAGCAATAAAGCGTCACATTTTCACGGGCATAAAGACAATCTGTAGCCATTGTACTCCAATAAGGACGGTCTTTATCAATAAAATCATTTTTCATTAACAAATCCATCATTTCGGCATGGTCAAAATATGTGCAACGAGCGGTTTCAACACTATTGAGATTAAACTCATCCTGACAGTGTATCTCGTTTACATAAATCTGCTCGCAACGAGGTATATATTCCTTCAATAAAGAAACACCTCCAATAATCCATACATTATCCTTCTCTGCATAATACTGTTCAAACTGTTCTTTTGTCAGGAAATTAACAGGGGTTTTAAACTTCCAGAGAGGTTGCTCCTTAGACATTTTCAATGGGTCTGAAGTAATAACAATATTCATTTTACGTCCAGGAAGCGGTTTAGAACCCAATGATTCCCAAGTCTTTCTGCCCATTACAACATAAGCATTTTTTGTAATATGCTTAAACATGGACATATCTGCTTTTACAGCTTTTCTTTCTGCAAGTCCTGGAATGACTTCAGAAGGCAACTTATTATCTATGCCGATAATAGAGCGATTATAAATGCAAAAAATAGCGTTCATTATGCGTACAAAGCAAAAGAAAACTGAAGCCCAGAGTTACACTTAATTTTATACCAATGAAGATTATTATCTTCTGGCGTTTGTGCTACCTCGGTAAATGATTTAAATCCATCATTATTAAATGAAATATCTTGCAAAGCCTTTGCAAATTTCTTCCAACCATCTTCAGTTTCAATGTCAGTTACGAGAATATCTGCAAGCTCAGAATTCTTAAATCGGATAGAAGCAATCTTTGCATCAAAGGCAAATGGACGGAAAGTTTTACAATATGCAAACGGGCATGAATCAAATGGGGTAGAAGAACCCCAACCACCAAAAAGCATATTAATACTTTGTGAGGCTTTACTATAAACCTGCTTTCTCATACCATTCAAAAGACGAATCTCTGGCTCATCAATTCTATCTACAAAATTGGCTTTAGCTACAGCAGCACACCAATTTACAATATAATCCTTCTGGGTAAATCCTGCTTGGCTATAAAACTTTTCATAATCAATCCAATTGCCAGTTTTAGTCTTTACCTGTGCCAGCAGAGTATGAGTACGATTAGGACTTTCAGTAAAATATCGTTCTTTATTCATAATATATAATTTCTTTTTATTATAGTTCTGAATATAAAAAAGTTTAGGCCGGAATAAATCCGGCCTTTTTAATCTTAACTATTAATTACTTACCGCATGCGCAACTTTCCGTAAAGTAAACTCTTTCGGCTGCTTCTGATTGTTTACCCGCATTATAAGAATTTACATTTCTGAGGTAACCCATTACTCGCTGCCAAACTTCGCATGGTGTTCTTTCGGACTGATACTTTGCTAATAATTCTTGTCTACTCATAATTCGTAAAAATATTTATTTTGTACTTATATTATTAAAAATGTATATTTTTTGAAAGAAAATAAGCCATCTACTTGGACTTCAATGACTTATTAAAAATAATTTTTTTTAATTATTTTTACTTATTAAAATCCAGTTCTGACGCATGAGTCGACATAATTTCCTTATCACAAAGAGGACAGAATTCATGTGAGCCTGCCACATATCCATGTTTCGGACAGATAGAGAATACCGGTGTAATCGAGATATACGGAAGACGATAATTTTCAAATACTTTTCTTACAAGATTTTTTGCTACATCAGGTGAAGAAAGTCGTTCAGACATATAAAGATGGAGAACAGTACCGCCTGTATATTTCTTCTGTAACTCATCTTGTAAATCAAGTACAGCAAACGGATCTGCACTAAAATCTACCGGAAGCTGAGAACTATTTGTATAATACGGAGCATCCGGGAAACCAGCCTGAAGAATGTCTGGGAAACGTCTAAGGTCTTCACGAGCAAAGCGATATGTGGTTCCTTCACTTGGAGATGCTTCAAGATTATAAAGGGTGCCGGTCTCTTCTTGATAACGCAGGAGTTGTTCATTGATAAAATCAAGTAAATCCTTACACATTTCCTGGCCGCGAGAATCCGTGATATCATATTCATCATTTGTATAGTTACGAACCATTTCATTCATACCATTCACACCGATAGTAGAGAAGAATGTATCAAGCGTATTAATATAACGACGAGTATATGGATAGAGGCCTTCTTCATTCATCTGAACTACTTTCTTCCTCTTCTTTTCGAGAGTAGAAGAAGCCATATCACAAAGTTCTTTTAATCGCATCTTTAATCCTTCAATATTACCACTATAAAGATAGCCGAGACGAGCCATATTAATAGTAACCACACCAACTGAACCGGTCTGAGAATCTGAACCAAAAAGACCACCACCGCGCTTACGAAGAGCTTTTCGATTTAGACTCAAACGACAGCACATACTGCGTAAGTCATTAGGACTATACGCATTAGGATCCTTGATTGTCAATTTACCATTTTCATCACGAAGATATTGAGAGCCAATGAAGTTCTGGAAATAAGAAGAACCGTACTTAGCAGCATTTTCAAAAAGATAATAACAATTGGGATTATCCCAATCGAAATCTTCAGTAATGTTTACGGTAGGAATCGGGAATGTAAAAGGTTGCCCGTCCTTATCACCTTCATTGAGAACTTGGTAAAAACAACGATTAATAATATCCATCTCGGGTTGGAAAAGAGCATAAGTGATAGAATATATCAATGTTTCTTCATCAGACTCATAATCGTTTAAACGTTTACGAATTTTATCGATAAAATCAATTTCACGAGAATCGCCAGGTCCGAACATACCACGATTCTTAATATCGCGTTCATATTTTTCCTTAATAGAAGATTCATAGACATCAACAAAGTATGGCTTATCGCCACGCATTGGTATCAAATCCTTTAGAGACGGTGGAAGGGTCCAATCAATTGTCAAATTTGTAAACGGAGCTTGGCCCCAGCGAGACGGGACGTTAAGATTATATACAAAGTTAATAATTGCTTTCTTAATATCACGCTCACTAAGTCCTTCTACTACCATATCATAAAACACATAGGGAGCAAGTAGAGTATCAAAACTAGCAAATGCCTGCGCACCAGCCCATTCTGCTTGCAGGATTCCAAGATAATTAGCCATTTGATAAAGTGCCTCACGGAAGTGTTTAGGAGGTTTCGCACCTACTCTGGACACAACACCGTTGAAACCTTCCTGGAGAAGCTTCTGAAGGTCATGTCCACAACAATTATGGGCAATTACACCATTCTCAAGTGCAAAACAATGAGTTTCGTCTACTGTCATACAATAGACATCCTCTTTGTATTCTAAATTTGTAATTTTTTTAATTTTCATAACAATATTTTATTAATTCTTTTTCGCTATTGAAATATTTTTTCCAATCTCTAAAACTCTTTTTGGGGTAAAGTCCCTCTGCCACTAATTCTTTATATGATGTTTTCCAATTATCAAAACTTTTTCCGTTATTGATAATTGCAAAGTATAGTTTTTTCACTTTTTGAAGTTGCCATTCAGGATTTTTGTTTCTCTCTATACACATTTTTCTGGAACGCTCTTTTTGCTCTGGCTGTCTAATTAAGTTTTTCATAAATTGTCTTGATTGCTCATTTTTTGCAGCAATCCAACTTTCACCTCTTGCCCATCTTCTTTTAAGACTTTCGGACATTTGCTTCAATCTCTCAGGACGATTTTTGGCATCTTTGGCTGCTGCAACTCCTGCATCATTCCATTTCTTTTGGATTTCATAATAGAGTTCAGGTTTTTCTTCTCTCATCCTTTTCATATTTTCTTTATTGATTATAGACAATTCTTTTCTTCGTTTCTCGCGCTCTTCTTCAGAAAGTCTATACCACCAATGAACAGATTTATTGAATTTACCTTTTCTATTAGTTGTTGCGATTTTTGGGGCATGAATCTTATTAAGTAATTTGCCTCCTACTCGAGTTTCAACAAATTCTATTTCTCCATCTTCACTTATTTCTGGAAAACCAACAATAAAACTTATTCCATATTTTTTTATGGTTTTACTTTCAAGTTCACCGGCCTGTTCCCTAGATAAATTATCTCCTAAAATATTAAAAGAAAAACTTTTATCAGCGGCCTTGGCTTCTAAAAATTCTTTTTTAAATCTAGTTTTGCCTTCTTGTAAATGTCTTTTAGCTGTAATTTTATTCAAAAAATATCCATGTGCAATTAACCTTTTATATCTATGCGGGTCATCTTTACTATATCGTTCATCAATAGATTGAGATGACCCAACATAAACAACTTCACCATCTATTAAAATTTCATAAACATAATACTTCATACTATTATTTATGACCACAACAGTAAAGAGGGAAAAGAAAAATTAGATTTTTACAATTTCATCATTTTCTGTTATGTTTTTTACTTCTTTCCATGTTCCATCCGTGAGTAAGAACTTATGGTCAGGAGTACAACGAACAATGACCCCATCTTCAAATTCAACTTCAACTAATTCTGCATCTTTTCGTGTGCAACGCAAATCATGAGCATTACATTCAACTTTCTTTTCACCATCATAAGATACTACTGTAAAATTAGTTATATTTTTATCAAGAAGTTCTTTAATAGATATATTACCAAATTCAACAGTTTTAATCTTTGTATCAGAAGTGAAACAATAGCTTGCGGCCGAATCTAAGTCGTGAATATGATAATCACCGTTACGATGCGCATCACCTTCTTCCTTAGAATAAATTTCATCCAACCACCAATTAGCGATAATCTTACCTGCGAGATTATTAACAAGAGAAGCATGAGAATATCCACTATTAGCATTTGCTTTAATTCGCCAGTCCTCGCGATTTACATATTCATTTACTGTATCGCTACAATTAATAAGAGTTCCTTTTACCATAATAATAGTTTATTTAAAAGTCCGAATATTCGGAAAAATTTATAAAATATAAAATTATTTTGGTACTGTTCTGAAAAGATAAAAGTAAAATCTGAAAGTAATAGTTGAAAATTATTAATAGTAAATCAGATATTAAAAAAATCCTCAACTAAATGTTGAGGATTTTTTAATTTTTATGAAAAATTTAGATTATTCTTCAATTTTTTCTATTTTTGTAAGGTTAAAGCGAATTTCTGCTTCTTCACGAGAAGATACTATTTCATATTCATCCTTACAATCAGTATAGTGGGTTAAAATTAATGTAACTTTATTACCATTTTCATCTATATATTCAGGTGATGCATAACCAGATGCTGGTTTAGCATAATAATATGTTAACGTTGCAGATTCCATCGGTTCTGGATCAACACCATTTTCTTGCCATTGCGCAATTACCCATCCTTTATTTGTAATACGAATTTTTTGCTCTTCAAATTTATTCCAATCAGTCCAACTTGATTTAGAATTAATACCTATACCAATCCTATGCTCGCACGGGCTAGAATTATCACTTGACCAATCTCTTATAGTATCTGCTATTCGGGTAACAGATTCAAGGTCCAGACGACAACCCGTAAACATATATTCTGCCGTTTCGAGAGCTGATAAATCTCCTCTGAATTTATTAAAATCTCTAGTTGTATTACAATGGAACATAAATGTTCCGTCGTATAAATTACTCAAAGACGTAGAAGACAAGTTAACAATAGTTAACTTGGGGCAATTAGAAAACATATTGTTTCCATACGTTAAATTTGGAAGACACGTATCTACTGTTGTTAACTCAGAATCATCATTAAACATTGACTTAGCGCGAGAAAGGCTAGGAAGTTTAGTTCTAAATGTAGTTAAGCTAGTACAACCCCTAAACATTCCTGATGCGCAGGTTAACGAAGGTAATGGCGATCTAAAATTAGATAATGATTTTGAATCTTTAAACATAACATCGCCTAACATTAAACATGGTAACTCATCGTTAAAAGTTGTTAGGTTGGAACGTAAAAACATGCCTCGTCCATTAATAAGATTAGCCAATGTATTAACTGTTTCGTCATCAGAAACTACACAATCATTTTCATAATTTGCACCATCATTTTCCGTATAATCAGGTTTAATAGTTCTTAAATTAAATTCACTTATTGTAGTGGCAGATGATGACGAGTATTTGCCAAATGCGTATTGCGCGGAAATTGTTTTTTCTAAATTAATATTTTCAGTGGTTCCATCTCCATATGTTAAAACTCCATCTTTATACGAAGTAACATCTTTATTGAGCGCTTTATACTCTATATTACTTGTATTCCAATTATTTTTATCATCAATTGTTATATGAATATCACCATCGGAAGTGTGTTCATCAACATAACTTTTAATTGTATTTGCATCAATAAGTTTACCAGTTACAGCAGTAGAAATATCAGTAATAACATTAGGTGATATCGCAACATTATTACCATTATTAACAATTACTCCTATATAATTATTATTGCTGCTGGAAGCAGAGATAGAACTAAGTTTACTATTCCAAGTATTTTTTTCATCTTGAGTGACATGAATAGAATCATCTGTAGAATGTTCTTCTAAATCAGTTGTTAATGCAAATGTTTCTATTTCATTATTAATAGCATTAATATTTTCCTCTAAAATAGAAAATTCTTCAGTTGTTGCAAATAATCTTTCATCATCCGAGAATAATTGTTCATGTTCACCTTCTTTAAAATGCTTAATATTATTATTAACATGATTGATTTCATATAAAGTACATCCTGGCCAACTAGGATAAGATTTGCTGGGAATAAACTCACCATTTACGATAAAACCAAAATTCAAATTAGTTTGTGCAGCAGTCCAATCATCTAAAGGATCTGGAACATCAATATCATATACTATTGCTCCAATTGCTACATTACGGTCTACAATAGGTTCAGGTTCTATAAAACTTTCTTTATCTTTAAGAATATAAAATATTAATTTATAATCTTCTGTTATTGTAAAAGGAGTACTAAAATACCAAACGGGATTACCTTTAGTAGCGGAAATATTTGTATTATCAGAAATACTTAATTTCTTTTTAGTTCCATCGGGATAAAAAGCCATAACTCCAAGATATGCCTCTGTTGGAGTAGTGCCATTAATGTTTATTGTTTCTATTTTTACAGCGTTAAATTGAACTCCCGCTGGATAAAAATCATTTGGTAATACAAAAGTAGTAAATGCACCTGAACGATTAGTTCCTTTAACAGAATATTCATTTGGAATAAGAGCCTTTATGCTACTCTTTAATGGATTTTCAGCATTATCCCACCTATCGCGATCTTCTTGTGTAATATGAATTATTGTATTTGAAGTATGAGAGCTTAAATCAGTTTCCAGCTCATCAATACTCGTTGCTAATCCTGCCAGTTCATCATTTGATAAATTATTTAATTTTTCTCGTTCCGCTGCCGATATATGGATATCGTTATCAGTGGTATGGGTATTTAGCAAATCATTTATACCAGAAATTGTCCCTTCATAAGAATCCCACTTATCTCTTTCATCATCTTTAAGATGGGTATTTGAAGAAGCATGATTGGCTAAATTTTCACTAAATGTTTGCTCAACAGAATTAATTGAATTTTTGGTAGCTTCTACAGTTGGAATAGTAGTTTGCGGGTTTTCTTCAGAAGCTATATCAGAAGAAACATTAAGAGAAACTTGCCAAGTATCGCCGTATTCATTTTTATTTGTGTTGATAAATGAATCTCCGACTAGATTAATAGTACTAATTACTGGATTATCGCCACCACTACCTGCATTATTTTTAACAGCATCAATAGCCGCCTTTACTGCAGCAGTAGTTGGCACAGTGGTACCCGGATTTTGTTCAAAATCAATACTTGATGCAGTTCTTAATGATATTTCGTGTGTATTTGTATCGGCATCTTTATCGATATTAATAAAGCTATCGCCGGCGATATTACTTATAGTTGAATTTATTAAGCCAGCCAAACGATCATTAAATTTATCATGAAGGTTGTCAATAGTTTGCCATATGCTATTATCAGGATTATTTGAAGGACGGAAATCTTCTTCTGAACGCTCGCCAATAGTTAAATTAATATCTTCTAATGCAGCATTAATTTTCTCTTCAGTTTGTGCTTTATTATATGCGTTAACCCTAATAGTATAAATGTCTGAACTACCTTCAGTTAATGTATTTGTGACAGTAAGAACATCATCAGCCGAATTGTCATCGGATGCGCGCTCAACAACAATTACTTTATCATTAATAATATCGATGATTTCATTTTTAGTCTCTGCAATTTTATTATCAACCGTTTCGGCAGTATAAGCATTAGAATTAATTGTATAAATCTTATTATTATCAACGGTTTCAGAGGTTATAGTTAAAGTAGGACATTCATCATCAACTATAATATCACCAATTTTAGAGTTAACTTTAGTATCAATTTCTGAAGTATTATAAGTGTTATAGTCGATAGTGTATTCAGTTGAACCAGAATCTGTTACAGCTGATGATATACTAATAGGCGTTTCAATATCCGTATTAATACTATCAGCGATTTTAATTGTTGTTTTACTTAATTCAATTTTTTCGTCAATAACAGATTTATTATAAGTATCTGAGCTAACAACATATTTTTTATTATTAGACGTTTCATCGAGTACTATTGAAATCACAGTTTCGTCTTCGTTTATCGCGATTTCATCAACTTTACTTTGTAATTTAGTATCTACTTCAGAAGTAGTATATGTATTATATGTAAGTGTATAATCTCGAGAGCCATTGGACGTTATTCCAACAGGCGTTGTTAAATTAGTATCAATGGAATCGCTTACAGTAAATGTATTTTCAACAGCTGCTATTTTGTCATCCACTTCAGCTATTTTGTTATCTACTTCACTCTTGTTATAGATATTTGTAGTAAACGTATAACTTGTAAGTGAAGGAGTTTCTTCTGATTTAGCTGCTTCTATTTGTAATGCATCTGCAGTAACATCATCAGAAATAATAATATCTTCACTTATAATTATTGAATCTATATTCTCAATACCTGAATTATTTTCTTTTAAATTCTCAATATCTAAAATAATTTCTTCTATATCTGAATGAATATTATCAATTTCAGTATTAGTAGTCTCGAGATTTTTCTCTACTTCATCAATTTTAGTAGTATTTTTTTCGATATTAGTTTTGATTTCTTCAAATGAATCATTGAGCGAACCATTAATATCACTAAGTTTTTTACCATCATACGTAAAATAACGCAATGAATAGTTATCACTTGTTACCTCTTTGAAGAAATATACAATACCACTTGAGCAGTTAACAATATAATCAGAAGATGGCATTAAATCAACACCATTTTCAAGAAATACTAATGGTTTATAACCAATTGATAATTTACCATCTTCGATTTTATCTGTTTCACTAATAAATTGTTCAACCGGCTTATCATTTATAAAGACACGGGCAGCATAACCATTAGCACCGATACCATTATTATTATCAGAGGTGAGCAGTGTTAATTTATTTGTGTGAAGAGAAATAGGATGACCCTTAATTTGCTCTGTAATTGTTTCACTATTAAATGTTGGGATAAATGGGATTTCTTCAGCCCATACTTCATTAGCTTGTATAGTATGTACTGATTTATTAACAGCTTGAGTTGTTAAACCACCTGGAGAAACTGGTGATTTAGAATAGACGTGGGCATTCTCTAAATTTATAAATTCTGTACTCATAATAGTTGATTTTTATTAAATTATTGAATAAATTGAACAGCTACTTTATCTAAGATAATAGATGAATCTTTTAATATTAAATGCATTCTAATGCCTTGATTTTCAGGAGGTAAGCAACCGCCTGCAGATGTTTTAAATTCACACTTAATTTTATTAGAAGATAAGCTCGTAGCAGCTAAACCATTATTAGTAGGGGTAGATATTTTGTTAGCAATCCAGTATCCTGACTCCCAATCGCCTTTTGTGCCATCATAAGCATATACACGAACTTCTACTTTATCTTCTGCACCAAGAAGAGTAGTATTGGAGTTTTGCTCTGAGCTGCCTTTAATTGTAAAACTTAATGTAAATCCAGTTACATCTTTAGAGCTAGAACCTTTAAAAATTCTATAGAAATTAGATTCATTTGCTGCTGAAGCTTTAACAGCTGGCATTTTATTAAAATGGTCTGAAATATAAGAATTATTTTTTAAGTGATAAAGACAGCTATTTTGAATAAGACCATCATTTGATGTCAAATCCATTTCAGAACTCCAAGATGTATAAGAGTTAGTAAGACGATTTAATTCATTATTGAAATCTTCAGTTAATGTATTTGAAGAAGTATTTTTAGCCCAAATTGTATAAGTACCCGAGCGAGTGGAAGAAGATGCTGTACTTTCATTACCATTAGTATCAGCCGGGTTTTGTATAGAGGTACTTGTAGTAAATGTTTGTTTACCAAAGGGAGTTTCTGCTGCTTTAAGAGTATATGATCTTTTAGAACTCCAATCTTGATTTTTATAACTATTAGATAAAGTAGATTCTTGTTTAGCCGCTTCATTAACTTTAATATTACCACTAATTTCGCAGGTAACTTTATTTGAACTAATTGCACCATTGGCCGCACCTGTAATGCTATCATTAATTTCCCATCTTGCATTTGAAATATAAGATAAGCCTGAAATTTTATATGTTTCAGTTGATATTTCATTTATAATCGGCTCAGCAACTGTTGCACTACCACCGCGCTTCCAGAAAATAATATTATACGGATTTTTAGAAGAAGCTGCCGGGGCCAAAGGATGACTAAATGAAATTTTATTAATTGTTACAACACAATCATCTTCGGAACTTATTTGATTTATCTTAGTAGTATTCAATACATAAGAAAAATTTCTAATTTCTAATGTATTAGGTGTCTTACCTTCGGCGTTTACATCATCTCCAAGAATCTTGTAAGATATATTAAATGCATTATCAGCAGAAACTGCAGTGCTAAATGATGTTGCAGTTGTGGTAGGTTTTTCTTCAGTAATGATTTCGTTTAATGGATATTCAAGAGCAGTCTGAGAAACTCCATTTATAGAATATTCAACTTTAAATACATAATCTCGCTTAGATAAAGAAAATTGCGGATTAGTACTTGTATACTTAATAGCAATATCCTTTTTACCTGGCGTTTTATTAACATAGCTGTATGCCTTATTACCAGTTAACGATGGAATATCATAAACAAATTTTGTGGATTCTGTAATGTTTGATTCAGTATAAGAGCCATTCCAAACAGGAAGAGAATTATCTTCATTAATATAAACAATAATTCCATCACCTTCACCTTGGACAACGTTAACAAATCGCCCAACAAATTTAATATTTCCTATATTTGTAAATGTAGAAATAGGTACCTCTGTGACATCATCTGCGTTAGTAACCTCTAATGTCTTTAAATTAGCAATTTTTGTATTGATTTCATCAACTTTTGCATTAAGAATATTAGTTGTCGCTAAGGCTTCACCTTTTTCATTTTGTGGATTGAAAATTTTAGCCATTATAAATGTATTTATTTTATAATGCTAAGAGTTATATAGTAACAATAATAACCTTTGTATCCTTAATTGTCTTTTGTAAATTCTCTAAGATTTCATCTTTGTTATTAATAAGTTGACCACTTAATGGCAATAAAATAATATTATTTTTATATTTTTTAGAGATATTTTTTATATCATGCTCTAATTTATTTAAATTAAATGAGTTGCGTACATTTTTATCAATTATATTATCAAGTACAATGGTACGAATTTGTAATGTGCCAATTCTAAATGGGGAGCGGAATTTAATTAACGATTGTTTATAGTTAAAATCATTTGATTTTTCTATTTCTTTAATGTCAGAAAATGTATTAAGAATCTTGTTAATTGGATTATTAATTTCAGAAATTAAAATAATATTTTGAAAATCTCCGTTTTTAATTGCTTTTTCTAAATTACCATCAAATACATATACGTTTTTACTCATATATGTAATTTACACTTTATTTTTATTTTTTGCTATGAATAATTGATTTTTATTAATATTATTAAAAATATAAGAAATTTTTTTATCATTTCTTAAATTTGCTGATACTAAACGTAACTCAATTCCATTTTGTTGCGCTGAAATTTTTTCAATATTGTATGTAATTTCAATAGTATCTACAAATCCATATAAATTATAAAGATTTATTTTAATTTTATGATTTTTATTAAAATAAGATTCATCTTCTATTGCATAAAGATGCTCAAAAATTAACCAAGAGCTTTCAGAAGATTTAATGGGTTTTACGTGGGTTTCTATATTACCATCGCCATAATCCATGGAAATTTTATATAAACAGTTTTTAGGATTAATATTAGATTTTTTATCTTCTATTTCATGTAATTCTGTATCGTTTGTATATCTATAGTTTGATAAGTCAAATATAATTTTTTCATTATTAACAATTGTAATAAAATTATCGCTAATATTGTCGTTATTAATAATAAATTTATCTTTATAGCTGCTGTTAATATAAAAACCCATTATTAAAATATTTAGACATAAATATGAGAAATGAATTTTTCACCATTTTTTATCTTTCTAAATACAATTAAATCACTTCATTGGGTTACAAAGAGTTATGCTCACCATAAGATTTTAGATGAAGCATATTCTGATTTTTCCGATAAAATAGATGAATTTGTCGAATCATGTATTGGTATTAATAATGTTAAAAAATTTGATAACATTGAAATATCTGCTTATATTCCAGATGACGAAGATGATATTGTTAATGCCTTTGAGCGAGCTTTTGATGATTTTTTAACTGCAATTAGTAAGTATGCCAATACAAATTCTTTGGAATCTCTCATAGATGATTTCAATAATATTGCAAATAAAACTTCTTATCTTTTACGCATGAATTAATACAGAACATTTATTGAATATTATTATGGATTATTTTACTATTACTGACTATAGTTACGAATCTTCTAAATCGGTTGATGAATTTAAAGCAACAATTATGGTTATTAATGACCGCCGTATCTATGCAGAAGATTTTGAAGACGAGGAGAATATTATCTGTCGTATTGACAAAGGTGTGTTAACAGTTAAGTTTGCGGATGGAATGATGCGTTCTACTAACTGGACAATTATTGACGATAGTAGGATGTCTGAGGATGATAAGATGGATTATAAGGATTTTACACGACTTTAATTATGAATTTTGATAAGCCGATACAATACGATCCGATTTCAGGTAAATGGTCATTAGAATTTCATAAGGCTCCTAAATTTTTTTCTGCTCAATGCGGGCTTAAATTTTCAATTGATCCGGGTATACCAACAGGCGAAACTGGCGCATATTACGAGCCCGATTCTACTCCCGGTATGAAAAATTCTATTTTAGAAGTGCGTTATTTTGATAACTTATCGGGATATACATCTGTTGTTGAATTTGATTTGCCAATTTTAATTCAAAAACTAATTGAAATTATGCCTTCTGAAAATGTTAGAAAATCAACGTTTTGTCTTGCAGGAGAAGATAGAAAGGAGGTCGGCGAAGCATGAGTAAAATTGCTATTTGTTATTTTTCTTATCATGCTGATATAGATTTTCTTAATGAATCACTGGTTGCATTGCAGAAAACTATTAAAAATCATCCTGAGCATGAGATAAGAGTTTATATCTTCGATGATGCTCGCTGCGAAAAAAGCATTAAGAAAAGTACATTAATTGGATCACCCACACTTATTAGTACAAAGTTTAATCGTAATGGAAATTTAAATGGGTTTGAGTGTATTAATGGAATGTTTAATGAATATGTAAAAATTTCTAAAAATTTCAATTATGATTATTTGATTAAATTAGATTCAGATTGTATTTTAAACTCACTTGATTATATTGCAGCGTCTGAAGAAGAGCTAAAGAAGCATAATTTGCTTAATAATTTGGGTCAATTTGGCTCTTATTTTGCGTATTTATGTTGTTACGGGTGTTGCCAAACATTTACTAAGGTAGGAATCAGTACTATTCTCACATTGTGTAATCACATGCGAGAAGGTAAAACAGAAGAATCTAGAATTTTAAAGAAACGTGTAGAAACCGGTTGGAACGAAGATAAAGTTGTTAGTATTCTTATGGAAATGAGTCCTGTCGTTAGATTTAATATAGACCGATTAAAAAATATTAAAGGCCATGTAAATGCATTTCAACATCCAGATAAAGATTGGAGAGAGTATACTTCAGTAGCATTTAAACCAAATAAATACGGACATCAACTTTGGAGTCGTGAAGACTCGCTTGAAAAAATGAAACAATATAATAATTAATTTTTTATAATTTTGAGAAAAATTAAAGGTCTTTGGAAAAACCAAAGACCTTTAATTTTTAATAGTTTTAAACTATTTTATTGCATTAGCAAGCAGTAAGCTCCCATTCAGCAATAGCATCTTCAAGAGATGCAAAAATGGACCAATACTGAACATTTGGACCGATAATAGCTTCGGCAGTATCAACCGTCCAGAACTTACCATTAGCATCTACGTGGGTAGCAGTTTCTTCAGTAGCTTCATGCTTAATAGCATAAATGTAGTGTTGAACTGTACCGTCTGCAGCAGTAACAGAAGGGGTATGAGTACCACCTAATGTAGCATCAGTAATAATTGTCCAGCCCTTTGTTTGTGCAGTTTCTTCAAATAATGCAGTAATTGCAGCAATGTCTTCTTCAGTAAGATTTGAAAGACCCGTATCTGAGAATCGAATACTAATTGTGCAAACCTGATCATCTGTGATTATTGTAGATTTTATTCCGTCAACATCTTTATACTTATAATTCAAATTGCCAGAACCATCATAAGCTTGATAAGTATTAGTTTCTATATCATATGACTGAATTTGAGACTTCGGTGTAAGACTATCACAAATAATTTCAAGTGATTCATAATCGAGCTCAACTCCATAGAACATATTAACACCATTTATAAGAGAACTTAAATCGCCGGCAAAAGACTTAAGTGGAGCTCCAGCAAACATAAGCTCACCATTTACAAGAGAACTTAAATCGTGGCAGAAGGATGCAAGTTTGGTATTATAGAACATGCCTTCACCATTGACAAGTGAATTTAATTCATTTTCAAATGAAGCAATTTGAGAATCTTGGAACATATATTCAGCAATAACAAGAGAATCTAGATTGCTGTCAAATGATTTAAGGGTGGTGGTGCCTTCAAACATTCTAGAGCCTTTAATAAGTGAATTTAAGTCGCAGCTGAATGATGCAAGACTTGTAGCGTAGAACATGCTAGTAGCATTAGTAAGGGCACTTAAATCACTATCAAAAAGGAATAAAGGACAACTATGGAACATAAAGGTACCATCTTTAATCATATTAGTTTGGATATTGGCAGAAAGACCATGATATGCATCTTCTGAAGTATATGCTTTATTATCCTTAACTGATTTTATTGTATTGTCCCAGGCACTATATTCATCTACATTTGGGTTAACAATATAATCATGATTAATAGAAATTGTACCATCAGCTGTTGTTACTGAAGTGGCCCAAAGGTCATTTGCATAAACAGTTTCGCGACTATCCTTAATGGTGAAGGCTTGAGCACCTGTGGAACCATTAATGGAAGTGATATAGTTATCAGGAGCAGCATTAGCAACCATTTCGTCAACTTGCTCCTTGGTGTAAACGGAACCATCTACATCTGTAGCATCAACAGTAGCAACGTTTGCTGCAAGAGAAATCTCAACGGATTTTGTATCACCGTCAGCAGTAGGAGTACCTACATTAAGGAGTGAACCAGTAGGAACAGTAATAGAGGCAAGCTTCTTATCAGCAGAAGTTTGAGCAGCTTCAGCAGCTTCAGCAGCCTCAGCAGCAACTGTTTCAGTATCCTTAACCGCATAAGCAGCATCGGCGCCTGCAACAAATTCTTGAATTGTATCAATTTCACCTTCTGCAGTATCAAGACGACCTGTAATACCACTGATAGTTTCATTAAGAGCCTGCTTATCAGTAGCATATTCGCTAGAATCAAGCTTCTTAGAAACGGCAGTATTAAGAGCGGAAGTTTCAGCATAAACGGTAGCACCATCTACGAGGTTGGTATTACCATCGGCAACCGCACCCTTAGTTACGGTAACAGCAGTAATTTTACCATTTGTCTGAGTTACGGAAACTGCAGTATTTTCAGCAGTTACGGTACCTGCATTAAGCTCAGTCTTAAGTGCATTGATCTGCTCCTCTGTATATCCCTTAGCAGAAGTAAGAGCAGCACTGCTAGAACTATTAATAGCTGTATGAACTGCGCCAGATGTTACAACATTTTCACTATTCTCAGTAACAGATGTATCAGCAATAACATTAAGAGTGGCAACACGACCAGTCTCAGCCTCAGCAGTAGAAATTGTAATACCGTTAGAACCACCTGTTACATTGTCAACCTTCTTGGCAAGAAGCTCAGAAAGACCTTCACCTGGTGTACCAGAACCACCAACGAAAGATTCAAGCGTATCCAAACGAGTCTCAAGAGCACCCGTAGAAGCAACAGTAAATGTTGTCTTACCGTCGGCAGTATTAGAGGAAACTGTTACATAATTAGGAGCTTCTGTAGTACTCTCAGCAGCAACAACTTCAACTACTGGAATTTCCTCGATTGTATCCAAACGGTCAGTAATACCAGGAATAGTAGTTGTTGTAAGTGTCTCAATGGCAGTGGTATGCTCTGCGACGGTGGCATTAGTTGCATCAAGAGCTGTTTGAGCAGCCTTAGTAGCAATAGCAGCATCTGTTGTGGTCTTATTATCTGTAACAGTCTGAGAAAGGGCTGAAACAATACCTTCAAGGTCGTCAATCTCACCCTGAGCGGCAACTGCTTTATCATCAGCAGCCTTAGCGGCAGCCTTAGCTTCAGAAATACCAGTCTCGGCGGCTGTCTTATTAGTTGCAACAGTCTGAGTAAGAGCATCAACATCGCCCTGAGCCTTATCAGCAGCAGTTTGAGCAGCCGTGGCGGCAGCAGTATTAGCAGCAATAGTACCTTCGGCAGTCGTTACGCGAGTAGCGAGAGCTTCATGAACTCCAGTAGTTGTATAACCCTTAAGAGTCTCAGTTACATCAGCGGTCTTAGCATATTCGCTAAGGTCGGTCTTAGTAGTGCCGATTTGTTCAAAACGACCACCACCTAATTGACCGTCAGTTACAGTACCACCAACATAAATGTATTCAACATATTCATTAGCATCCGATTCTTTATTTGCAACAAGATAGATAGCATTAAGCTTAATATCGGTTGTCGGAAGTTGGGTAACAATTTCACGAGAGAAACCAGAGGTGCTAAGAGATTCGATAGCAGTCTCAACTTTTTCAATATCTGCTGTATGCTTAGCGTCAACATCAGCAAGAGCGGACTTAACATCACCAGCGGTTACAACTTGAGTTTCATCTGACCAAGAACCAGCAACAGTCTCAGTGGCAGGAGTATAAGTTGCAGTTGTTACGCTTCCCGTAAGAGTAGGAGCACCAACTGTTCCATCAAGAGTTACGGTAATACCTGCACCACTTACAGATTGCTTAGTGATTTCTGTTCCAGTAATTTCTGTCTTAGCGGCGGTAATCTTGGAATCGACGGAATTTTCACCACTAGTAAGACCCTCTACTGCTCCTTGAAGAGTATCAATTTCACCTTCAGCGGTTGTTACTCGGCCAGCCAAATCTGTTACAGATTGAGCGGTAGCAACTGTATTATCAACAGCAACTGTGAATGAGGTAGAAGCAGTGCCATTAGGAGTTACTGTAATACCTGTACCTTGAGTAAGAGTTACTTTAGCATTATCAATAGCAGCTTGTTTTGCGGTCTCAATAGCGGCAGCAACTGCTTTACCGGTTACAACGGCATCAGAAGAATCAGAAACTGTACCAACAGTAACTTGAATCTCGGGCTCCGTGTCAGTACCACCAATTGTAATACCAGCAGTTTGAGCAGCGGCAGAAGCAGTTACAGAAGAAACGACACCAGACTCAATTGTTTGTTGAATCTCGCTAACATCTTCAGCAACAGCATCAACAGAGGCCTTAGTGGCAATTACAGTAGTATCTACAGTTACAACTGGAGTAAGAGAGGTAGCACCCTCAACACCTTCTGTAGCAACAGTGATACCCTCACCTGCTTTAATTTGCTTAATACCTTCACCTGCTTCAATAGTGAGATTCTCAATTGTCTTCTGAATATCAGAAATCTTAGTGTTTACAGCGGCAAGCTTATCACCGATGTATTCAAAGCAGTTGATAGTATGAGATTTAGAAGGGTCAGTACCACCACCAAACATGATTGTACCAGCGAAAGGTACATCAAAGAAGGTATCAGCAACCGCTGTATAATTTGGAGCGGCGGGAAAGTCCATTGTTAATTTTGAGCCATTGCGCTTTACCTCAATGGCATAACCACCTGAAGGATAACCAGAGCGGCAAACGTCAGGCTGGGCAATGAACTGCTCTACGGGAGCACCATTAATGATGATACGTGCTGCTTGACCTTCGGAGTCAGCCTTAGCATTGTTATCAGCATCAAGGAATGTAAGAACTTGATCCTTCCAAACGCGAACAACGGCTTTGTCATTCTGGTTCAAAAGAACTGTTGCTCCATCCTTCTTATCGGTACCAATTGTATAAGAATCAAACAATTGAGAGAATGTTGCGTCATCAGACCATGCTGTTGCATTTCTACGATATAAACCAGTAGTAATACCATCTCCAGCTACTGTTACCTCAACCAAGTCATTCTTTACTAAAGAACTGCCAACGGAAGAGAGAATAACTGCAGGAGTAGTGAATGCACGGTAGAATGGAACGTCATCCAACCAAGCATCAGTATTAGTAACGGTGTGACCAGAACGGTTAATAGCACCGCCAAAGTTTACTTTATTACCAACCTGCAACTTAGAGAAGGTATGGTAGTCAGCGTAATTATTAAAACCTGTATATTGTGAACTCATAATTTTATTTTTCTATTATTAAAGAGCGGAGAATGTCATCGGACCGAGAGGGGCAGCACCCTTGGCCATTACGATTGTTAATAAGAAACCCTTATTCTGCGCAGGCTTAGCTTCAAATGATGTATTAAAGTCAAACTCAATATAGGTGCCAGAAAGTTTACCAGCTGCAGCAATACCAGTACCAATGCTATCAGAATAAGAAGAAAGCGCATTAATAATCCAAGTCTTAGCCTGAAGTGTACCATCGTTATTAATACCAGTAAGATAAAGTTTGGTCTTAGAATCAGTTAAGTTAGTACCTTCAAGTTTCATAGCGCTACAACCAGAAGTATTGGTCTCACTCTGCTTAATAACACGATAGAATACAGCATCACTATCCGAAGTAGAAGGCTTGTTACCATCGATATCAGCTATAATATTAGCATTGCTAGGATGATAAAGTTTGCCATGTTGAACAATGGCAGGAACTCGGCCATTAATAATATTTTCAGAACCAGTAAAGAGAGTTTCCGATCTGTCACCCCAAGCATTCATTTCAGCATCAGTGCGCATATTTTCCTTAGAGAATTTTTCAATCAAGATTGTAGAATCTACAGGGTTACCATAATAAGGTGCAGGAATAGTAGCGCCAGTAAGATTAATGCTGGGAGAGTTATCAGCATCATTATAGTCCCATGCTTTGCCAGAAATCGTGAAAGAGCTACCTGCAACACCAGTGCCAGTCGTCAATGTATCACTAATAGCATAAGTGGCATCACCGCTCTCAGCGCCATTGCCGCTTGTCTCGGTCATACCATTAGTCATTGTACCATCAGCAGCAATTGCATAATCTTTGCTAGTATTAGTAGGATCTGTAATACGAACGCGCTTAAGAGACTTGGTTACATTCTTCTGAGAGTTAGCAATAGAAGCAACCTGCACGTTTACTTTAGAGCCACTCGTAAGATAACGCATACCTGATACCTTATCGGTATATTGCTTATCATCTTCAACTAAAGAGGCAGTAATAGCACTAATAGTTGGAGTTGTAGTATGAGTGGCATAGAAAAGATCGATATCATTCCAAGTAGATGGCTCAGTCTTAGCAATAGCCCACTGAAGTTTAATAGAACCACCATCCTTTACAAGATTATCAGGGTCAAATGTAAACTTAAATGAAGTCTCTGTTTGACCAGGAATCTTACCATTCTTAGCATGATCAGTAGTAACAACCGTATTGCTAGTAGTAAGAGTTACATTCTCTTTAGTAAGAGTGGCGTTGCTAAGATTAGAAGCAAGAGATTGTGAATAAGTGGAACCAGTTGTGCCATTTACTGTTACTCGGAACCAGATACTATTGTCTTTAGAATCAGTTGTGAAAATAGTTGTAGAGGTACCACCGGTGGAAATAGTAGGATTAGATGCAGTTGTTTTAGCAGTAAGAGTCACTGCATCATAACCGGTAGCAGCACCAACTGCCTTAGTACCTTGTACATTTACGCTCTTAATACCCGTTACGGTGTATTTGTCATTTTCATAAACATACCAGCTAGCACCGGTGGGTTTACCATCGACTGAACTAACACCCTTAAGAGATTTATTTTCACCGATGTATACTTGTACCTTACCAGAACCATCAGTAGCAGGAACAACATTTACATAATCACCAAGGAAATTGATTTGCTTAACGAGATTTGTTACCTCGTTACTATCAACGCCCCAGTTTTTATCTTCGTCACGTCCGACGCTAATGGCGGCATTATCGATAGCATCAAGCACATTAATGTAATCCTCACCCTTCTTTACAGTGAGTACATCAGACTGTACTTTCTTGGCTTCGACCTTACGAATATCAGCCGTTGTCGCTTTAAGCGAGGCTGTCTTTGTAGTATAATTTTTTGTAGCCATATTTTAAGTAAAAATGTTAAAAATATTTTTAAATTTAAGATACCACTAGGTATCCTATAAGAATATTTAGATTGTTATTTGAGTAAAGTTCCATTTGGCCATTTTTTAACCGTCCAACCCTTTAACTCAATTTCATTTATAATTTCGTCTGAATTTTCGGTAACTTCATAACCGATATCAATATGTCCGAAATTAGTCTTATTGGTATGATTATTTTTTCCAATAATTAAGTTTTTTATGCTATCTGCAATATAAATTAGACTTGATTCATCTAATAAACATTTTGCAAACATACCATCAGCAACTTCTAAAGAGGATAATTCTCCTATAAAAGATGTTAATTTTGTACACCCAAAAAACATTTGAGTGCCAATCTCAAGCGCGGAAAAATCAGATGATACTTCAGATAAAGTTTTATTATTTTTATAACGATAAGAACCATTTACTAGATCATGAATATTATATAAAATGTCTGTTTCGTCAATCAACCCTATTCCATCCTCATCATCTTTATTACCGCTAATTATCTCGCCCTCTAAGGCGCCTGCTAATTGTTTTTGTTCTCCATCTATTAGCGCATATTGTTTATATACGCCATTAGTATAAAGAATATAAATGGTATTAGACTCAAAAATAGCGGGAAGTTTTTTTACCAATTCATATTTCCATGATTTGGTATTTTCATCAACACCTGGGAGACCTTCTCCTGAATCTGGAATTCCAGTATTACCAGAATCACCGTTGATGCCGCCATGACAACCTAATTTATTAACCTTAATTTTGCAATAATTATCATTTGCATCCAAACCAATAAGATATAAATTGTTGGGGCTGGAGCCCGCAAATGTTCTTAATTTTTTTGGTAAAGTTATTGAATTTTTAATTGCCATTATAAAATTATTTAATTTAAAAAAGAGTATACCATTATCTAGTATACTCCTTAAAATTTATTAATTGTAATTTAATTATTAAAGGTTGTCCCACTCAATAATATCTTGGGTGCCTCGTTTAGTAGCATTAATAGTAATAACTGCTTTACGACCTGCAAATATAGCTTCTCCATCATCGGGTATTTCTACCCATTGACCATTTTTAAAATCATCATGACCCGATTTGGCACTAAATGAAATATAAATTTTGCGATTATCATCTGAGAGATATCCAGGATTATACGATGTACCTTCATAGAAAATATTAGGCATCATTGCCTCATATATTAATCCAGCATTATCCGCAGCAACTACAACTCCATTTACTAAAATTTCATAATCCATTGTTTCATTTCCCTTACCAACCTTCTCGAGAAGTTTAGGGACAGAAATTTCAATTTCATCATTTTCACTAATTGTTGCTTTAACAATTACTGCAAATTGTGTAGCAACAGATGTCTTAAGAATCTCAATATCATTACGATTATCAATAACTCGCTTATCTATATCGTAAAGTCCAGTTTCAATTTTAGAATCAAGTAGCTCAGTTTCGGCTTTATCTGCTTTGCCACCGATTGTTGCACTAAATCCAGTAAGAATATTTCCACACTCAGTTTTATATTCGGCAAATTGAGTATTGATATCATTCTGGAAAGACTCAACCCCATCAATTATATTATTTTGCAGATCATTAAGTTGTCCCTCAAGCGTGTCATCTTCAGCAATTTCACCAATAAATCCTTCAATAGTACTAATACGGTCATTGGTTTCACTATCAAACTCATCTTGCGTTTGAATATTAGTTTCAATTGCGTCTAAACGACATAAAATTTTACAATTATCGCCACAATCTGATTCACAACATTCATCAATTCCGATAATCGAATTAATTTTCTCAATAGCTTCGCTATTTTTAGAAGAAGTATTAATAGCAGAGTCGATGCGAGACTCTAATTCTATATCGTCGGGTGACATACCTACTTCGTCTTCCAAATGTTTAATACGCTCATGGAATGCTTTAAGAGCGATTGGTGCAACCGCTAATCCTGAAATTGCATATCCTTCAGTATTTTTTTCAATATATTCATTCCAGTTAGAAGTATTAATAGCACCAACAAGCTTTACAAGACCCATTGCATATGCTTCATTCTTAGAATCACCTGCGATATATGATTCAATTGATCCGAGCTTATCCCATTTAGGTTCTACTCCATTCTGAACGTCTGCAATATTAGTACAAATCCATTCTTCATATACTTCATTTCCTTTATCAATAAGAGCTATTGTTCGAGAAAGTTCCTGGGCCTTAATAGTGGGCTCCATTGCGGCAAAATGAGAAATTAAATCAACTTTAGAAGATTTAATAAGGAAATTTAAAGTATGTGCTGTTTCTAATGTCTCTATTCGTTCATTAGTGGTATTAAATTCTTCAGAAATATCATTTCTAATTGTGTTATCAATAGAATTAATATTATCATTAAGCTCATTTTTTGTTTCAGAAATCAAATTATTAGTTGTAGTAATTTCATTTCTTAAAGCAGTTTCAGACTTTACGATTTCACCTCTAACTTCATCAATAAGTTTATTAATACCAGTTGTAGTATTAGTACCTGCATTATCTATACATTTTAATACATATTCTTCAGAGGCAAGCAATTCTCCGTGTTCATTTCTTGGCTTATAAAAGGTATTTGTCATAATTTAATTTATACGAATTGAATTTCAGTTAAAATAGTTTCACGCTTAGCACTATCAATAGTAGAACCAGATTTTTGAACAAATGTTAATAAAATATTATTAGAGGCATATGTTCCTCTAGGTAAAATAATACTAGAAGTTTGTTTAACGCCGTCAATAATAGAAACTAACTCCAAATCATGTTCACTTGTTGGAAAATTAGCAAATAATAGTTGAAATTTACGACCAATATTAATATTCTTATTAAATCCGATAGCTAAAGTACCATTTGAAGACCAAACATCAGAAGAATACCCATGGATCTGGATATAGTCGGCCGCCCCTTGCTGAATAATATAAGTTGGTCCATCAATATATTGTGTGATAATTGCACCTCCTGTATCACTTATACCGAGAGTAGGAATAAAATTAAAAGAAACCTTTGTCTCAACTGATGCCGCTTCAAACTGAGGATAATCAACAGCAACATTCTTCTTAATAGTTTCACCTGTGCAATAATCAGTAGTTTCAAAATAACCTACTAATTTTACATCATTATTAATTGCCTGTAATTGATCAAGCAACTCAAAATCTGAAAATTTTGTTCTGTTGATTACTATATTTTGACATTTAGAAATCATACTAAAAATTATTTATGAAAAAAAGGTTGTACCATCATAGTACAACCTTAATAATAAATCTATTGTTTATCTTTAGAATAAACCTTTAATTAGCTCAGTTATCCAATCGATAACTTCCACACCATGATATGTAAAAACATATACAATAGCGGCAAGAATACCGGCTGCAGTATAATAAAGACCCTTCTTATACCAAACAGTATCAGCGTCGCCCTTTGAAAAAGCTGCCTTCATAACAGCAGTTGCACAAGAAATAATTTTCTTTACGATATTAATCTTGTGTTGCTCCTTACTAACTGATTGTTCGTTAGTAGAAATGGTAGTATCTTTAATTTGTTCGTCTGCCATATAATTTTATTTAATCAAGAGAAATTAAACCATCGTTATCAGCATAAAGAGTTTCACCATCTGATATATATGTTGCATATAAAGCATGGTCTTGACGAGCAAGTTTTATTGAAATTGCATCAGAGTCACTGAGCGCTTGGATAGAAGTTTCTCCATTTTCTTTGTTTACTTCATATTTTTCTTTACCAATTTCACTGAATTTTTTACCCGCATCTTGAATTGTCGTATCAAGAAGCATCTGAAGAATAGCCTCTGCATCATTTTGAGTAAGCATACAGCGATTTAATACTTCTAATTGCGAAGGCTCAATATAAAGAGTATCAGCTGGGTCAAGGCCATGCCAACCTTTACCAATATCAAGATATGCAAATTCGCCATAAAATTTAATACGAAGCATGAATCTGATTGCATATTGAGCACGTTGTGGATATGGATCATCATTAGATACTAACGGAGATATCCATTTGCCTTCAACATAATGACGATTATTATGAATTAAACTATTTTCATTACCTTGAAGAGCCAAACATGCGCGCATTTGTTCTGCAACACCATTTAAATCATCAAATCTATTAACAAAAAAAGGTTTATCTGGTCCATATTGACCTTCATCAAAATAATCAATATAATCCACTGCACAAGTGCCACGATCTGGAAGGTTTAAAACTATTGGTTTTAATATTGCCATAATAACTTTATTTACAAAAGAAATCACCCTTGCAACTTATATATACAAGGGTGACAAAAAGTTAATATCTACAGCAATACAGCGCGTTTCAAAATAATCAAAGTTATCATTTATATGATAATGACCAAACCACCATTTTGCGGGTTTAAATTGTTTTTGAATTTCTTCTATTCGTTTTGACTCTTCATTAATAGCATCTTGAAGAGTGGCATCTAATTTAAAAAATGAACAATTATTTTTGTTTAGTGGACCAATTTTATACGGGCGGGGGCCTGTATGCGAGAGAATAAAATCAATTTTTTCGTCAATTCCTTTAGTAGAAGGGAGAACTTCATCCGGCCACCAGTCATTTTTCTTATATGGGCCACTATTAATACGATACGGAGATTGAAAAGAACGGCGGCAACAGCGATCAATTGATAAACCACCGCCTATAACAATACCTGTATAACCATTAAAACTTACCCTAGTGAGATCAGGAATTAATTTAAAATTAGTAAATTTATTCCAAAAACGTTTTACAATAGTACCTTGCTCAGTGGGTCGAAGAAAAAATATCGGATTATCATGATTTCCTCTAAAAACGTAAGAATTTATATTACGTGCATTACAAAATAAATCAAAATTTATATAATGTTTGTAATCTTTATATTGCCAAATACCAATATCTCCTAATAATATAAGATTACAATTAGATAAATCATATTCGGCTATTATATTTTGAATGCCGGTAGTATTTCCATGAATATCACCGACAACATAAGTATTACCACTTATTTCTAATTTCATTAATCATCTGTGTTTTTTGTCACTAAAATAAAATCTGCTCTTAACTCATAAGAGCCAGAAGTTTCATCCTTTTCATCACTAAATTGAAGAAGAAATAGCTGAGAAGAAATAAGATTTGATAATTTAATGATCTCATTTGGTACACAATTGCCCTCGATAATAGACTTTTCACCAGGAATAATAAAAATCGAATTTAAACGAGATAAAATAATAATACGCTCTGCATCAAGGATACATTTATCCGCAAATGTAATAGATTTATTAGTACATATACAATTTACAACTTTAGATTCCTTAATTCGCCATTTATTTTCTTCTTTTTGATAATCTAATAACTCATTTACTAGGTCTCCTACCCCAACCTTTGTCCTATCACTATAAGATTTTACATGATTTGGCATTGAAAAAGTAGTAATAGAATCAACTAAATTAATTCTTTTACATAATTCTAATAAACGATTAAACTCAATTTCAAGTACTGGTACTTCTACAGCATTATCAGTTTCACTCATATGTATAAATTATATCATAAAAATCGGGAAGATTTACTTCCCGATTGAAAAATGTTCAATAATTTCAGCACCTCGAGGACCAACCCACTTATCAGTCTTGCGAACATCAAAGGTAGAACCTCGTTTTGTTGCATTATCAAGAGATGTTACTCGCTCCTTACCAACCATATTGGAGTTCTGAACGTCATTCCAAAGCTGATGCATAGGCAAACGACAAAGATTACCAAGACCTGCTGCTACATAAATGAGGTCAATAATACCATCTGCAAACTCTGCAAGGTCATTATTCTCAGCTGCCTTCTTAATTTCAGCAAGTTCTTCCTCAAGATGACCAATTTTCATCATAAGATTATCCTTCTGGATAAAATAAGGAGACTTTTCAAACATTTCCTCACGAGTCATAAGACCATACTTAACCTGGAAATCAAATGTATCATCAAATACATTAGAAGTATGGTTGAAAAGCATAGCAACCTCCTTAGGAGTCATCTGTGTCTTAAGAATCGGCTTAATTTCCTCAATTTCATGTCCGTTTAGAGCAGATTCATCAATACTAAATCCAATACCATTAATAGTTTGAATACGCTCACACGTGGGATAATAATTTTCCAACTTAGGATTTAGAGCAAAAATATATGAAAAAGATGCATCCTTAAGAGTTACACGCAATGCAGGATACATACCGCACAGCTTTTCCTTCAGTTCCTGAAAGTTTTCACAATTATTTGCTTTAATATAGTCGTTAAAAGTCATAATTTTCTTATATATTAGTTCTGATTTATTATACAGATACCGGCATATCTATCTTATCCATTGGCTTATATTCCATAATCTTAAAATCGGAACCATCGATTGCAAAATCACTCAAATCACACCAACCTTTCTTCGCAATAATATCAAAAATTCTATCTTCAATATAAAGTTTAGGCTGAGGACACGCTTTAAACTCATCTGTTTCGGCTCGATTAAGCATTTCTTTGACACCATCAATCTGATTTACATAGATATGACTATCACCAAGAAGGCCATAAACATGTCCAGGAATGTGTCCAGTGCACAAAGCTACAATCTTATTAAGAAGTGTATACAAAAGCATATCGTAAGGTATACCGATTGGCATATCACATGAACGTTGAATCCATCTGGTATGCAACATACGCTTACCATCTTCCATTGGCTGAGAATAAAACTCCATTGTATGATGACAAGGAGGAAGAGCCATCTTAGAAAGCTTAGACGGATTCCACATAGTTGCTACAAGACGTCTATCATCAGGATTTGTACGAAGAGTATCGATAATATTCTGAATCTGATTTACATATACGCTCTTATATTCAACGCTATCATAACCATACTCATATGCATCCTGGTCCTCGGGAATTATTACTTTATAATCATGCCAGTTTACAAGCTGAGCACCATAAACAGGACCAAGATTATTATTTTTATCAGCCCAAGGCTGCCAATATTTTACACCATGGTCAAGAAGATATTGAGTATTAGTCTGAGGAAGGTTAGAATAACGCTCATCCTTCATATGTAGACCAAGAATCCAAAGCACTTCAATCAAAGCGCCCTTAAAATAAACCTTTCGAAGGTTTGAAAGAGGAATATTATTATAACCTTCTGCATCTTCTTCAGCACAAATCTGTGTATTAAACACAGAAAGGGTATCAGTACCCGTGCGATTTTGCTTACGGGTACCATTATCCATAATATGTTGAAGCACTTTTATATATGTTTCATCAAATTTCATAATTATACAAATCGTTCAAGGAAATATTTCGGAAGTTTTTCTTTATTACGAAGGACTGCATCAAGAATAAGCCCATCAAGTATATACGTTTCACTATAATCTGAGGCAGTTCTGTTACAACGTCCGCACATCTGAATCAATGTAGACAACATTGCATCTGAATACCATTCTTTATCGTTCTCAAACTTACGTTTTACTCGTTCATCATTAAGAGGAAGGAATGGTGCCTTCATTACTACCTGGAATTCACCCAAATCACCCTTCAAGTCAACGCCATGTGTCATAGAAGGTGAAACAAGTACAGTAGGTTCTGACGTACCACTATGAATTTCAAGTATTTGTTCGTTATCTACTCCCTGTTCTCGGAACAAAAAGCGCTTATTATGACCCAATTCTTCCTTGAGATAACGTAAAATATCCATAGAATGGGTGTGAATAATGCCCTTTTTATCCTTATACATGTTGCAAATTTGTCCTGCTACCTTACACATCTGAGGCAAAAGCTGCTCTTTATTCTTATAATTGAGTCTGAACTTAGATGTGCACTTAATAGGAGCCTTCTTTGCAGACAAAGTAGTGGCAGTTTCAATAAAGTAATAGTCTTTAATACCCAATGTTTCAGCAAACTTCGCCGGATTAACAATAGTAGCAGACATTAGAATGATATGTTGACCGAAACGGAAGATACGATCTGCCAATTTATCTACATTATAAGGCTGGAATAGCAAACCATTATCAGTATGGGTTACAATATATTCAGTTTCAGTCCATGCATCAAGAATAGTAGAGAATGCTTCCTTATACTTTCTAAGCAAACCAAGCTTTTGTGTCTCTTCCTTATTCAAACGCTTCTTTTTAGCTTTATCCTTAAGCTCTTTATTAATATGATTCATATAAGAATTATATTCATATTCACAAAGAGCGGACATTTCACTAACCCAATCAAGAATAACGGCACGAGAAGCATTAACCGAAGGAGTAATAGGATATTCACTATTCACCTTTCTAAGCTCCTTTGATATAATTTCAATAGAGTATCGTCCTACAATCTCGCTTTCAAGCTCAGATGCCTCATCACAAATGATAAATTCCTTATTCTTTACAATTTCAGGAAGTGATTCAAACATTGCATAGTTATAAAAACTGCAAATATTTGTCACTGCACGATTACGCTGAGTGAAATATGGACATCGGTCACAAGATAAACACTTCTTCAACTGACCTTTAACAAAAGTACACATGCCATTTTCACAAGTATAAAGGTCATTAACTGCACAAACATAGTTGCTTTTACCCTTAAGGGACTCACCGTCTTCAAAAAAGTCATTATATTGGTCTTGCAATGATTTAGTTACAGTTAAAATAGCTGCTCCAAAGGGCTTTAAATCATCATCAGAAACCTGCGGGTCATCATTATCATAAATTTGATAAGAATTACAAGCATTAATGAAGCCAGGAGATGGCTCATCTGAAAAATTAGCAATTGTCTTAGCAATATAGCTTTTACCTGTTGCAGTTGGAGCATTAATAATAATAAATTTTTTACCCTGTGCTATTGCTTCTTCTATTTCACTAATAATATATTCTTGTGCACTATTAGGTGTTGCCCCGGGTGGAAATGCGGTAATCAATGGCTCCATCAACATAAAGTAAAATTATTCTATTTTTAAAATTAATGGTTTATTATATAGACGAGATTTAATATTATTTTCTTCTAAAATAGTATCCAGAAGTTCTGTTTTCTTTAAAAGTTTAAATTTTTCTAAACGATAATCAAATATATATCCATTTGCAATTTTATTAAGAACAAATGGATATGGAATTTCAAGTGTTTTTATATTTTCTCCATCTACTAAAAAAAATTTAAGATTAAAACTCTTCATTGAAAAAAGTTTTAATCTTCCTTCCTTGAGGACTTTATTATCTAAAATAAATGTAAATTTCTTATAAAAATATTCATTAAATGTTTTGTTTAAGTCTTCTACTTTATTAGTAAGCATAATGTTACTTAAACATATAAAAAATTAAAAATATTTTTCAATTAGCATTTTTCTAAAATTTTCTACTGGAATTACTCCTAAAATATTAACTGAGTCACAATTAACTGTACGAAAACCAAATGAATCAATATCCCATACTGTCAACAAGCCATTAGGTAAGTTACGTGATCCAGATTTGGGTTCTTTATATTTTAAAATTGTTTTACCTTCTCCTGACGATAACAAATCATATGATTTAGTACAAGTCATATATCGGGTAGACCCATCTTTTTTAATAAAAGATAAGTCTACCACATTAGATAAAAGAATGGTATCCAAAGTTTGAGGATTTATAGACATTTATGCTTTGAAAGTGTTGCAAAAATACGATGTTCACTCAAGAAAATACCATTCTTAGCAATATCAATTACATCTTGTTTAGATGCTAGCTCATTTTCATCTAGATGACGAAGATATTCTACTTCGCCACAAGGTAAGCCTTTATCATTAGGGAATAAAATAATATCTCCAACTTGTGTATTACGGCACGCCGGACCAACCATAAGCACCTTGGCTTTACGCCAGGTCTTAGTAGAGTTAGATTCTACTGTTACAAGACCTGATTCATGCTTAATAAAGCCATTATCTACGTCAATGTAATCAGCAAATACAAAATCATCATATAATCGATTAACTATAAACCCACGAATAGCAATATCTCCAGCACAATTAGGACTCTCAAGATTGATATCAGATACTGTAGCAGGACGATATTCGTCTAAAAGTATATCTTTTTGCATATTTTTTATATAATATTGTTCTAAATTATATTAAGTTAATAAATTTCTAACTTCACGCTGTGAAATTTCAAGATAATTAGCAATTTTCAATATAGTTTCATCTGGAATATTTTTATCTCGCTGATTCTTAACAGCTTGTTTTTTAATATATTCAATATGTTTATATGGTAACTTTGGAATTGATGCTAATAAAAAATTATATCCATCTTGAGGTTCATTAAATGATGAATTAATTTTAAAATTATTAATCGATTCATTTAAAAGCTCACATAAACTAGGATGATAAAATGAAATATAACGTACGGCAAGATATGTATTGAAGTTTTCTGCTGTAGGTGTTATTCCGCATTCCTTCTTAGTAAAAATTGATTTTAATAAAGGAAAAAATTCATTAAAATTCATAACATATTTTTATAAATGTTCTGTTTATAAATAAGGTTATGGCTTATAGCTCATATGGTAAAAAAGTTTATGCATCAATTAAGGATTTACCTCAATATACATCAATAGGTAATGGTGATAAAATCGTTATTTGGAATGAAGCTCGTGATGGTGCTGCAACTGTTGATTTTGCGGATTTACTTATAGATCTTGAACATACTACATTTAAATCAACTATTAGTGAAGTTATAACTTTAGCTAGTAATATACAAACATTTATATATACAGTTGAAGAAGAAATTAATAGTATTCATGAAACTCTTGATAAGATGGAGAATACAGTTAACAATGAATTAAAAGCTCGAATTAAAGCATTAGAATTTGTTATTGCAGTTATGCTTGGGGCTAATAGTTATTGGTTATCTTCTGCTGGTTTAGATACATTAAGAAATAAATTCTTAATTGATGGAATTAACCCGTCAAATGAATCAATGGAGGATGATGCAGATTCTGAAGAAGCACGAAATACTATGAAATGGTATAAAGGTCTAATGTCAACTATTCAAAATTATATTGCTAAGATGACTCCAGGAGTACAAAATGATGACATTCTTCTTCAAACTAAATTTACATATAAGTGGTCAGATATTGACAACGCTCCATCATCAAATGAAATGGCTGCTACATTGTTTAATACTGAAACGCTTATTAAAACAGTTGGAGCAGATGGAAAAACATCATCAACTACAATTTCATATCAAACAAAAACGGACAGTTAAAACTGTCCGTTTTTAATTTATAAAAGAATAGAACCACTATTCATTGAATTTCCATCGTTTAATGATGTTAATGCAGCATCTAATAATTTTGGATTATTTCGTAAAACCTTCTTGAGTTTAGTTATATCAAGAATATCTCCATCAGAACCGCCATGAGTAGTTCCATCAAGATTCCCGTCTGCATCTAAAAGCATTTTAATTTCATTTATTGGACTAGATGATTCCAAGATCAAAATTGATGGACAGTCTTTCTGATCAAAAAATGGCGAATTTTCAAAATCTGTTTGATAATTATCATAAAAATTCCAATATACTGACTCTAACATTTGAATATCATCGGGAGATTCACCATTAATATCATAATCTGGCAAATAATAAATAACATCAATTTTTCGTAAAAGTTTTTTATTATGATAAATTATTTTTTCTACAAACTCATCTGAAATATACCCACCTTCACATAAAATAAGAGCATTTACCAAAATATCAATACCAGAACCATTATAAATGATATATCCTTCTTCTTTATATTTTTCATATTGTTGTTCCAAAAGAAGCATCTTAGCAAATAAAATCTGTTCGACTGGATTCAATTTTTCCTTAAGTTCGACTAAATCCTTCTCACAATTCTCAGGCCACTTGACATCATTAAAAATAGTTTCTGCCGGAGTTGCATACATTGACCATTGAGAAATAAAAGATTTAATTAAATCATTACGTAAATTATCATTACTACCACATATTGCAATTTTCATTAAACTTATTATATCACATATTTTTAAATAGTCATAAATATTTTCATGCGATATTCCGAATATACTGATACGGATAAATTTTTAGATGAACTTTTTGCAGAAGATGCTGAAATCGGCTGGTCTTGTGAGAAACCATGCGATACTCATAATGCAATGAATATCACAGTTGTTAAACCTGAAGGTGAAGCCGAATTGACTTACATTAAAAGTCTTATAGAAGAAATTGCTGAAAAATTAATGGAAATCACTGATAAGGCATCAACATTACCTGATGAAAAGAAGCGTGAAGCTTATAGTATTACAAAGGAAGATTTAGTATCACGCTTAATTAGCGTTAGTAACTCAATTGATGGAATTTTACTTGACATCGAAGAATCTTCTACAGCTGATAATTTAAATGCTTCAATGACAATTATCGGTGGCGGAATTCCCATGGGACAGCCAATGTTTTAAATTATAATATGAGAAAAACTTGTATAAATCCTAAATTACTTCGACTGACATTAGAAAAAATGGTAATCGGAGTAGAGGAGCCAATTCTCGTTAAAGGAATTGGTGGACTTAATGCAAAAATAGATTCTGGCAATAGTGGATATAATGTAATTCATGGCGAGGATCTTACTGTACAAGGTGATATCCTTACATTTAAAACATATAATAAAGATAATGATGTTCGTCGAATTTCTAAAAAAATTAAACATATTCTTAATGTTAATATTGGGGGCGGGCATATTCAAGAACGACCTGTTATTGAATTAGATGTTCAATTTGCGGGTGATGACTATAAAAAAGTATTATTTTCTGTCACAGATCGAGGAGATAATGAACATAAAGTTTTAATTTCTAAAGATTTTGTTGGCAAAGAGCTTAATGCACTTATTGATGTTTCTAAAGATAATATATCTCAGGATAATATTGAAGTAGATTATGTCAATGAAGGCATAGGTAATTTTGTAAAGAGTGCAATAGATGATGTTAAGGATTTAGGTTCAAATTTAGTTAAAAATCCACTTGGTACTATTGCTAATGGTACTGCGCGTCAACAAGCATTTAAAAATAAGTGGGAAAACCGTTTGCAAGGGATGCTTGGTAAATCCGTAAGTCCTGAAACAACAGGAGTTATTGATAAAGATTTAGATGATGAAGTAAAAGCAGCGGGTAAACTTGAAAAATTAATTGAAGAAATTGACCCATCTTTAATTAGAAATACCATTGTTTCTCAAGCTGATAAATTAGATTCATTAAAGGTTGATGTTACCAACGATAATATTGCAGTCTTTAAGATTTTAGATTATACCGGTGGAACTAATAATGATGAGCAAAGTGGAGCTAAAGAATATCGTGAGCGCTTAAAAAAGGCATTTAAAGCATATTCAAATTTTAAAAATCAAACAATAATAGATAAAAAAATTAATAAATCAGAGGAAAATGAAGAAATAATTATTAAAGAAAATATTCAACAACAAAGCACCCAGCAAAATAACAATTCTTCAGTTTCTAATCAAAATAATAATACCAATAATACTGTTGCTTCTTCACCAGCAGATGAGCTTCAAGGCGCATCTAAAGAAAAAGATATATCTGATATGTCAGAAAAGGAGGTAGAAGAAATATTAAGAGACCTCCAAAATCGTAAACGAGCAATTTTTTATATTATTAATTTTAAAAAAACACCGGATGGTAATGAATTAACTTTAGGTGAAGATGTCATTTCTGCTTTTCAACCCAAAATTGATTCATGGTGTAATAAGATTATTCAAAGTAAAAATTGGGATAAATCTATATTCAGCTCAATGGCTACTGATTTAGCCAACGATGTTAAGACGAATGCCAAAGGTCTTTTTGCATTATGCACACAACCTACTGAACAGCGTAAAGTAGAATTCTTTATTAATCCTGGTTTATTTGATGGTTATGGAGAGTCACTAGAACAGCAGAAGGAAGTTGAAAATGTTAAAAAACTTTATGATGAAGCTAATGAAAAATTTCAAGAAATAAGTGGTTTACCTCAACTTACGGAATTAAATTATGAAATTTATACTGCTAGAACTCTGAAACCTCTTATCGATAAATTAGTACAACTTGCATCTTTGAAATCTTTAAATAAACTTTCAAGATTTGGATGTGAGGAAGCTCTAAAAAATATTAAAAACGGTAAGTTTGAAGATGGAGATGTCCAAACTCTTGCAGATGCAATAAACATAATTCGTATTGATGCTCGCAACCTATAATAAAAGTTATGAATATTAAGATAAAAAATTATAAAAATGAAATTTTTAAGTTTCTTAAAGAGGCTTCAGAAGAGTTAGAAAATAATGGTGAACCAACTGAGCAGGAAGTAACTTCTGAAGAAATGGAACCAACAGAAAATAGAGAAGTTGCTGTACCGCAAAAAGTTACAGCCAAGTCTCAAGGAGCACCACAACCAGAGATTACAACTCCAGAAGTACCTCAACAGTCTCAAGAAAAAGCTTCCGCTGATCCGCAAGTGGGCGACAAATCACCTAATACGAATTCTCAAGATGAAGCAAATATATTAGCTGTTTGGGCAAAGTTTAAAGGAACATATGATAAATTAAAGAACGCAATGGAAAAAGCTAATATTGGTTCCATTAAAGATATTTTAGAAAATGCTAATAAAGAGCCTGAAGGTGGGAAATAAAAAGGCGGTTTCAACCGCCTTTTTATTTCATTAACATTTCTATAACTTTCATTTTTGTCCCATCATTTAGATGGTCAGGTAGAAATTGCATCATTAATTTCGGGTCTCCGAAAGCATTTCTAAAATCAGTAGCAGAAACTACACCTTCTTCAGAAGCAGATGCATCAACTGCTGTAGTTACAGGGTCAAGTACAATAAGATTTGGATTTTTTGATTCAATGTACTTTTTAATCTGAGCAAAGCGCTTAATATCTTCACCTTTCTTTGAGCAACCAAAAATCAATACACCTGAATCTAAACGCTCACCAATATCATAGCATGATTTAACAGGAGCTACTGGAGTAATTTCTACTTGAACATTAGGAAGATTTGAACAATAAATTTCTAAAATTTGTTTAGCCAATTCAGGTGAAATTACTTTACCATCAGGGGTAGTACGTTGTGCCTTTGCAGAAGGCTTAGATACAAATACTAATACATTTCCTTGTGGTCCTACCAACTCAGAATAATGTTTAATCATTTCATAATGACCCTTATGAGGTGGTTTAAAAGAACCAGGAACAATGGCAACTTTACGATTATTCTGAAAACTTTCTTTTAAAAAATTAAAATCACTGAAATAAAAGCTTTTCATCTTAAATTTCCTTTAAGGCGCCTGCTAAAGTATCTTTATCTTCATCATTTTCTAATGAAAGAGGTGAAGAGACAGCAGTAAGATTTTGAATATAACTAATGATCTGATCAACGTTTTCAGGAGTAACTTCCATGAGATTAGATGGAATTGCACCAGGTTCAGGCGGTTCAGACATCAATGCCTCAAACATAACTTTGGCCATCGGCTGATTAGTCATATTAAGCTTTTGAATATATTTGATAACTTCGTTATCATTTGTACCCATGTTCATCATGTCAAAAAGAACTGATCTATCTTCGGGTGGGGCACTCATTAATGCCTTCAATAACATTTGAGCTAATTCAGTTTTTTGTGCAGCTTCTTGTTCAGCTACTGCAGCATCGCGAACATTTTCGCTCGGCGATTGTGTAGCATCTGCCCCGCTTTGAACAGAAGGATCTTCAACCTGCTGTTCATCTTGAGCTTGTTCAACCTCTTCAGTAGCAGCTTCATAAAGCTTTTTAAAATTGTTAATAGTTTCAAAAACTTTAAATTTTCGAGTAATCATTATAAATTCTATTTATTTTGTTTCAAACATGCTTATTAATTTAAATCTTTCTTTAAGATTTATAATTAATTCTTTTTCAATCTTATAAAATTTTAATTTCTTTATTAATTTTATTATATCATCAAAAATAGACGGTAAAAATATATAATTCTCTACTATTTCATCATATTGAGGGCAATTTGATGCCATTAAAGAACAGAAATAACTAAAACTCAATGAGCTAATAATAATAGGGAATTTTACTTTTTTTGTTATTATTTTAATAAATTTAGAGTAATTTATTTCTGTTTTATTTTGTAAATTATTATAATTTTCTTGAGATAGATAAAATACAATTAATCCATTTTTATTAGTACGATATGTTTCTAAAATTTGAGATAAAGCAAAAAATACAAATAAATTATTAATATCTGTTTTATTTGAAATATCATATAATGAAATAAACTCCAACACTTTCTTGTTGGAGTGAATAATAATACTTGATAAATCAAACAATATTAATGATCGTACTCGCATATTACTTCTTATATTTCTCTACCGGAATAATCAAAGTGGTATCGAAATCAAATGTCTGAGCAGGAGATGTATAGGTTCCTGAAATGGTGCAAGAAGTCAATACAAGAGCAGTGGCGATTAAAGCAAGTGTCTTCATAAAACTTATTTAAGAAAGTTACCAAAGAAATTTTGAAGAATTTTTTCACAATCTAAAGAAAGATTTTCTTTAATTTCTGTATCATTTTTACCTTTAAAATTATCTAAAAGCTTGGCATTTAATAACTGAAGTGTTGCCAATTGCTCTGAAAATAACGAAAAATCAACTCTGTCCTCTAACATATCCTTTCGCAACCCCAGTGCAAAAAGAATATAAGCAGAAAGAGCATTAGGGTGAGACACACCTTCATTATCAAGGTAAATCGTTACATCTTTAACTAATGCAGATAAGTTGAGGGGTGGATATTTTCCAAATTCCTGAATATAAAGAGCACTATATGTTAAGCGAGCATAAGATATAAACTCTTTAATTATAGTTACAATATCATTTCTGTCTCTATCTAAACGCTTTAATGCTGTTTCAGAACAATGAAGAAGTGTCGTAGGAATAGTAACATATGGAAAATTATTTGCAGCGACCTTACGAATATCACATAATAATCTGTCTGCACTTTCAGTAGCAGACCAATATGGAGCGTTTAACATTTCAAAAGTATTCCAACCTCCCTTAGCGATAATACTTAAGAACTTTCTAAGGTCCCAACCTTTAATATCAGCGTCTGGAAGTTTTATTTCATCTTTAATTGTAGTAATACTGAAATAATCAATTGGATTATAATAAAACACAAATGTCACATCGGTATCAGACTTTTCATTATCTGTACCATATGCTTTAGAACCAGTTTTAAATGCAAATAATGGCTTAACTCTATGAGCCAAGCATGTATTTTTTACTATTTCTGCAATTTCAACCATTGTCATAATAACTATATGTCCAAGTTCTGTATTTCTTCACGGTATTGATTTATAAACTTTTGAAATTTAGAAATTCTCACGTTAATAATACCATTGTATGAATCTTCTCTAAACAATACATGATTTTGCATTTGATAATACAATTCCCAGTAGCTGCATTTCCACTTACAATCACAAAAACGAATAATAGTAAACTTAAACTTATCTTCTCCTAAAGTCTTTATGTCATTTTTTAAATCGTTAGAGCTACCACAATAAGTTTTCCAATCAGATTGCTTAACAATTTTACGCTTTCTGACTTTTCCTTTTAGAGGAGGACGTTTTTCAACTTTAATAATCTTCTTCTGGCCGATATAAAATTTACCAGTTTCTTTATTTTCAATACGATAGACAAAACCCATAGGTGGGTTTTCTTCAAAATCTTCCGGTAAAGTAACATTATTTCCTAATTCCCAATGACCTAAGTCCATATAGGAATATTATATCACTATTTTGTAGAAAGTAATGTATCATCCTCAGAAAGCCATAAAAAATGTCGACGTAAGGGTTTCCAAGAACGTATAACTTGTACTTTATCTTGTTTATGCATATCAACCCCTGCATAATCTAAGTTTAACAGAATCTCTTCTTTTTCTTCAGGAGAAATTTCACCACCTTCTGGACAAAAGATAATACCTTTAATTGCCTTACCTGGATTTACAGGAACTCTATTATGTTCAGAAAACAATCGATATTCATATTCATGAATGGCACCATCACCCTCATCAAAGTTGTAAGGAAGTAATTTACATTTAGAAAACTTAGTAGAAGAATTCGCAAGTACTGCAGCATCAAATAAAACTATAATATGGTTAGGCCCCATGAAATCATTCAAAGCTTCCTTGGTTATCTTAGTAGTGAAGGATTTAAAGAAAGGAAGTTGTCCTGCAGGATTTTCTCTAATACCTTCAGAATCATCAAAAAAGTTTATCAAATTTTTAAACGCATTATAAGTAAGTATATCTTCTAATTCGCTAATAGACATATAACGATAAAGAATTGAAGAACTTACATCTTCTGAATCTTCATCTTTTTTACGTTTCTGAACTTTACCTAAAATTTTAGGAACTCGCATATCACCGGTATTATAGTTATCACCTGAATGCATGCTATCTGAAGGAGTAAAATTACCCATAATTTCTTCGTCTTCTTCTTGTGATTTAGAAACTAAAAAATCTTCAATCTGAATATGTTTAGAAACATTAAAGCTTTCAGATAAAAATTGACGAATTTGGGAAATTTTCATGTTATAATTATTTAAGAATGAGTTACGAAAAGTTTGTAAGTTATAAAAAAAGTATAGAAAACGACTTAAAAGTAGACCAATTTAATATACACAATAAAATTAATGAAATAGCATCATTAAAACATTTTTGGGTTGCTAAACTTATTGAATCTAAAATTGAATTAAAAAAATTAGAAAAACAAAAACGTGAATTAATAAAAAAGGTTAGCGAAAAAACAGAGGTTGGCTTAAAATTAACTCAATCCAGTATAAACAATGTTATTTCTAAATCCCCTGTAATAACTGAAATTAATGAAAATATTGAAGAATTAGAATTAATTATTGAGTACCTAGAAAAAACTGAAAAAATTTTTAGTTCTATGACTTATGACTTGAAAAACGCAATTGAATTAATGAAACTTGAACAATTATAAATGATAGTAAACTTAGATTATTTAGAAAAACGAAATTTATGTCATATATCTTTATCTGATTCAGATATAAGAGAGCGTCTTATGTATGCATTTAGTGTTCCAAATGAAGCTAAGAAATTTGTAAAGGGACCAAATAGACGATTTATATCAGATAGAACTTATTTCATAACTCCGACAGGAAGATTTAACTTTGGTTTAGCAGACTCTATAATAAAATGGTTAAAAACATATGTAATAGATAGAACAGTAGATTATCAATTATCTGATTCATTTAAAAAAAAGTTTTGTCAAGATGACCCTGGAGAAATATATGACGATTTAGCATTTCAACTTAGAGATTACCAAAGAGATTGTGTTAAATTAGCTTTAACTTATAAATTTGGTACTTTTGTATTAGGTACAGGCGCAGGTAAAACTTTTACTATTGCATCTATAATTCATAATCTTTTTATTAATAAAAATATTAAAAGAGTTCTGATTGTAGTACCAGATAATGGATTGGTTACTCAGTTTTATGACGAATTAGTTAATGTTTATAAATTAAATCATAAAATACAAAAATTTTACGATAAATTCAATAAAATTGAAGATGATTCAGAAATTGTAATTGCTAATAGACCTTTATTATTATCAAGATTTGACCAATATGAAAAAGTATGGAGAACAGGTTTTGATTGTTTAATAGTTGATGAAGCACATTCTATTAAGCGTGATAATAAAATTTCTAATTGCATTGAAAAAATTATTACAAAATATAGATTTGGTTTCACTGGAACTTTGGCTGAAAATATAGAAGATAAAATTAAAAATATAGGTCTTTTGGGACCAGTAAGATATGAAAAAACTTCTAAAGAATTACGTGATGAAGGTGTATTATCAAATGTTATTATTAGAAAAGCTAACTTATTATATCCTGAATATTACGGAGAATTAAAATATCGACAGGAAGTTGAAGAACTATATTCTAATGAATACCGAAATAAATTTTTAAGTGATTTATGTTTTAAGTTAGATAAGAATACTTTGTTGTTAGTCAATCGATTAGAACATGGCTTTATATTAAAAGAGAACTTTGATAAAATTAATTTTAATAATAAGAAAATATATTTTATTAGAGGAGAAATTGATACCGATGCACGAGATGAAATTAAGAAATTAATGGAACAAGAAGATAATATATTGTGTATTGCAATAACTAAAATATTTTCTACGGGTATTAATATTAAAAACTTACATAATATTATTCTAGCAGCAGGTGGTAAATCATCAGTTACTGTAGTTCAGAGCATAGGTCGTGGTTTACGTCTTCATCCGACTAAAAAAGAATTGAATATATTTGATATTTGCGATAAAGGATTCAAATATTCTACGGCACATGCTGAAAAACGACTACAAATTTACGAAAAAGAAAAAATCAAAGTAACAGAAACTAATATTATGCTCAGAACTTGAGCATAATTTTTTTATGGAACCGAAAACATTCAACACGAAGAAAACAGAAAAGTCAACTAACATTTGGCTTACCCCTAGGTCGTTGCTTGACCGTCTTGGACACTTTGATTTAGACCCCTGTGCAGCTACGGTTCGTCCTTGGGACATTGCAGATGTAAATTATACTGAAGAAGACAATGGGTTAATCCAGGAGTGGTTTGGACGTGTTTGGTGTAATCCTCCTTATGGTTCCGAAGCGTATCCCTTTTTAAAGAAGTTTTCTGAATATAGTGGTCCTGGCCTGATGCTTTTGTTTACCCGTACTGATATTAAAGCATGGCATGAATATGTTTTCCCTACTGCAAAATACATTTTCTTTATTAAGGGACGTATTAAGTTTTGTAGGCCAGATGGCTCACAGGAAGCTACAGCTAATGCAGCTTCATGTTTGTTAGCCTGGGATAAGAGTGAACTTCCGTTGCTACTTCAGCTTGAAAAGGAAGGTCTTGGTAAACTCGCAATGTTTGTTTAATATGAGTCATTGGTTACGAATTACTGGTTATATGGTTCTTACTGATTATTTGCCTTGTAATATTGGTAAGTATGCTGGTGATGAAAAGTGGGAGGGGAAGATTTGCGGTGAAACTGTTGCATCTATGATTGGTAAACTCATTACTTCTGCGCGAGATACATGGTATCAAGAGCATCAGAAGTATCTTCCTTATTGGATTCGAATTATATGGACTAATCTTGAGACTAATGAGGAGGAAGAAGAGTATTATCACCCTGAAGAAGATGAGTATAAAGCAGCTGGATTCCTCCGCGGTAGTGAGGGGCCGCTAGATATGACTTCTTCTATGTTTACTAATGATATGGGAGTTTGTTATCATATTGTATTTGATGGCTCTTTGAGAGATAGACACTCTATAGAATCAGTAAAAGAGTGGTGGATTATGATACAAAGATTTTTTGATGTAGGAGCAGGCTTTATTAGAGCTCATTCGGTTGAAGGCGAATGGAGCGATATAATTAAAAACTTTAACGAAGATTAAGATATGAGTACACGAGCGTTGATTATTGGTAAGGATAAAAGTGGGCGTTTTCATTATGGGCAGAGCAAATATGATGGCGACGATAATCTTGAATGGCTTCAACAAAACATGAATGATGTTGATAAAGTTGAAGAGTTTCTTAATTATATGACTGAAGGCATTGATGAAGGGGGTGAAGGTCATGGTATTTCGTTTTTGGGTTATGAGGTTAATGGACCTTGGGATTCTCGTAAAGCAGATAAGTCAAAGCCTTATATTGATTGGTATGATGATGGTTATAATTGTGGTATAACTGATTCTAAAGAAGCGGTGCTTAATTTGGTAGCAAACCGACATTTTGATTTTCCTGAATATATTTCATATTGGGATGGAAGTAAATGGGAGAATATATAACATGTATAAAGGTCAAGAAATTACTTACGAAAAGTTTTGGAACTTTCTCAAGGATAATCAGGATGTAAAGTGGCATGTAATGGCGTATGGAGGTAATTATTCGTTCCTTCAGCCGAGTTTAATAAATTACATTAAAGTTGCTGAAATCCTTGATATCGATGAAGAAGGTCCAGATGGTAAAAATGAAGCTGGATACAAGGTAATCTATTTTCAACAATATGAAGAGCATGATAACAAGTTCGTAGAAGCAGGCGGATTTGGATTGAATGATTGGAAAGACTGCGAATATACTATTAGAGTGCATAACAGGTATCCGCTTGAAATCTTGGTAGATTGGTATAGTAAAAATGATGGTTTTAGAGATATTATTCTTCTTAGAGACCAACAGGATATGTTAAAAATGTAGTTATGGAAAGATTGAAAACTATAATTAAGGAAAATACAACACTGAAAGATAAAGAACTTACTATTTGGGAAGAGCATCCTAATTATACGAAAAAATTTGACGAAATTAAATCATTTTGTCAGTCTAATTCATTTAGTGAAGAAGATGCATGGGAAATGATGGATTCATTTGAGAAAAAAGATTTCGTAAAAACGCAAGATTTGATAATAGAGCGAAAACAAGAAATTAAGGATCTTCTTAAAACTATTAATTACGTTTATTACTATCTCGATAAACTTAAGAACAAATCTGAAATACTTGATGTTGACTCAGAACAATCTTAAAATTTTTTCAAAATTAAAAATTGAGACTATGGAATCTAAGTGTAAAAACTGTATGCGATATTATCCTGCTCCTTGGCATGGTGACGGAACCAAGGGTTGTTGCAACCAGAGCGGCGATTTGAAGGTATATTCTCGAGAAGACGAGTGTGATTGCGGAAAGTTCCTTGAGATGCCTAAGATGGAGCGTCTTGGACGTCGTATTAATCATCGTCTACATAACTGGGTCCGTGAACGTGATACTATGTTCTGTCGTGCTATGGAAATTGTAGGTCATATTTGTGAGCTTTTCAAGCAGGGTGAGTTTAGAGTATTCGATGCAGTTAAGTCTATAAGTGATATGAAGCATATGATGTATCATAGCGCTGCAACAGAGGTAACTGTTCATCGCGCTTGGACTTATCACTGTCCTTGGAATGATGACATTGAGCATTATATTGCTATTACCACTGATGGTAAGATGATTTGCAACTTCTATGATGATACACAGGAAAAGGCTCGATTTATCACTGAGACTTATGATATTGAAAATGAGTACGATGAGTGTGATAAAATGGTAGATCGTATTCGAGAATACTGTGTGCTTAAGGTGCTTACTATTTCTACAGAGGAAATTGAGGTGAATAAGTGTGTAGAAGAGGTTCCTAATGCAGCACAGACTGTTTGTTGGTAATATGAAAGAAAAGTTTATTGAGCTTTGCAAGGGCTCTGATCTTGTTGTGATGGGAGGTATTCCAATGGAGTATCTTCCATCGTGTAATCAGCTCTCATATAGAGTTTTAGGAGAGTATAACTATTTTTCACTAGATGAAATAGAGGAATCTAGCATTTCTTTTAGAGATGGTTATTGGGTAATTTCTCGTCATGGAGCTCTTTTCAAGTTTAAGTTCTATGCAGAATTGCCAACAGAACTGTCTTAAATTAAGTGCATGAGACTTTGGCACAAATCACTTATTGATGTTCTTCCTAGACAGCAGCTTCTCGGTCAGTGGCGAGAATGCTGCTGTATTGCTTCTAATATCGCAAAGAACGGAACACCTAATCATATCTTAGTTAATAAGATTAATGATTATAGTATTGCTCATTTCTTTACATATACTATTGATTATGTAGCCGGTGAAATGAAGCGTCGTGGTTATAAAGTCGATACTACTAAATTTTGGAAGCATTTTTCATTTGGAGATGCTTATACAATTCCTGAATTTGATGAACTTTATGATGGTTGGCACAATGAACGTTATCTGAAACAGTGTCTTGCTAATTTGGAAGAAAAGTTTGATTGTGGTGGTATAACTGCTGATGAATGGAACCTAATTAAGTCAAAACATGACTGATTTATACTCTAAAGATAACATAAAGACCAAAGGTAATGTAGATTATAAGTTTAAAGTATGGCTAGATTGTAATTTTGGTTATTATACTCAGGGCTTATTGATAGATTATCATTGGGATTCTACAGTTGTATATCAATATGACTCTAAATTAGATAAACTTAGAAGTACTTATAATGAAATCTCTTTAGATTCTATTACCGGTTGGAGAATTTATGATGATAATGGAGAACTGGTTTTAGCACTTTATGAAGGTGACGTGATGTGGTGTGCCTATGTTATGTCCTGGATTACTTATAATAAACCTGAATATGTACCTTTACCATAATGAAAGAACAATTATTGACATTCCTAATTAATCAACGTGAGGAACTGAAGAAAGAACATATTAAGATATATCTCCGTCTTAATGCCAATGGCAAGTTATTTGTAGGATTTGAGTTTGCTTATCCTCACCTTAGTTATTGGGATAGAAAGCCCATGAAAGTAATTGACAAAAAATGTCACTTGAATATTGATTTTGATAATATTACGCCTCAGAAACATGAGAAGTTCATGAAAGGTTATGAACGAGCATTAGAAGAAATCAGAGAGAAGCAACGAACGAGGAAACATGAGTTCCAAGTGATAGGTTTGGAATTCCATAGTATTATGAAAGATTTTGAATGATGAAAATTGAGACGAGAATTGTAAAGAAAGGTGAGACATTTGTTCTAAAAAGTGGAGATACATTTACACCTACTAAAGATTTGTATTGTGTCATAGTGAAAGATGGTGAAACAGAGCTGCTGAATCGAGTATTTGACGACCCTGTTTTTGCAGGAGATGCAGTGAAATCATTAGAATCATTTTATAGTCATTTGATTCAGAACTGATGTATTATTAATTTATGGTTACTTTGTATAAGAGAGACAAGAAGGGCAAGGTTCGTGCTTGGACGATTGAGCATGATGCAGTTAGTTATTGGACTATTAGTGGCATTTACCCAGATGGTAAGATGACTAAGACTGCTCCTACATTTGTTGAACAGAAGAACGTAGGTAAGGCGAATGAGACTTCTCTTGAGCAGCAGGTTCTCAATGAGGTTGCTTCCAAGATTCAGTATCAGCTTGACCAAGGATTTACCTATGAAATTCCTACTGAGGAGAAGCGATTTGAGGTAAGCCTTGCCAATAAGTATCAAGACCGACAGGAAAAGGGTAAGTTAGACTTCCCTTACATTGTAGAACCTAAACTTGATGGTGTTCGATGCTACATTAAGATGGTAGATGGTGACATTCGTATGTTCTCACGAAAGCATAAGGAATTCGTAGCATGTCCTCATATTGCTAAGAATGGTCTTGTACAGAAGTTCTTTGAAACTTACCCTGATGCTATCCTTGATGGCGAGTTGTATAATCATGAGCTGAAAGATGATTTTAACAAGATTGTAAGTCTTGTAAAGAAGACTAAGCTCAAGCCCGAGGATTTGGAAGAGAGTGCCAAGATGGTGCAGTATCATTGTTTTGATAGTTATTATCCCTCTAAGCCACAGTTGCTTTATGTAGAGCGTAAGATGAAGCTATTGGCTGTTTTAGAAAACCTTTATAAGGATACGCTTCATCTTTGGGAAGTTGGTAAAGAACAGCCTGAACATATATTTCCTCACGAAAAGTATGGTCACGATGAGGGATTTGCCGCATGGAACTATGGATGGGATAACGTGAGATTAGTAGGTTGTTCTCATGTTTGTTACAATGTCAATGAATTAGAATTTCCTTTCAAGTGTGAGCTTACAATGCCAAGTGTTGAAGAGAGTGTAGAAAGGGAAATTGAGCTTTTTACTTCCCAAGGTTACGAGGGTATTATGCTCAAGAAGGATGTTCCTTATTTCTTCGGACGCTCCTTTGACATGTTGAAGTATAAGCGATTTGTTGATTCCGAGTTTGAAATCGTTGATGTTGAAGAGGGGTTAGGTAATTCCGCTGGTTTAGCATCTGCTATTGTTTGTAAGAGCGGTGATAATACTTTTAAAGCAGGAATTATCGGAGATAATGATTATTCTCGTAAACTTCTTAATGATAAGGAGAAAGTTATCGGTAAGTTGGCAACGGTCGTTTATCAATCTTTAACACCATCAAAGGACGGTTCTGGCGGAGTACCTAGATTCGGCAAAGTTAAGTCTATCAGAGATTATGAATGATAAATAATAATGGTTATATAACCACTATATGATTCTGGTAGAGCAGCAGATAATAAAGCCTTTTGACCAAAGATATAAACCATTGATAGAAATGTGTCATTGGTCAAAGGACCTTTATAATGCCGCCCTTTATAATATTCGTCAACATTATTTTGAAACTAAAAATGATACTTCTGTAAAATATAAGTTCCTTTCTTCTATTGAAAATTGGAAAATATTAAAGAATCAAGAAGTTTTTAAAAAATTACAATCTAATTGCGCAAAATCTATCCTTAGACAGGTCGATTCTACATTTAAATCCTTTTTTAGTCTTTTGCATAAGAAAAATAAAGGTGAATATATTGGCCAGGTTAAAATCCCTTCTTATAAAGATAAGAGGGGAATAAATATATTAGTTTATCAAGGTTGTGATTTCTACCAAAAATGGGTCAGCCGTGGATTATTAAAAATACCTAAAACTAATATTTTTATTAAAACAAAACAAAAGAATATTATTCAAGTTAGAATTATACCAAAAGGAAATCATTTAGTTGCTGAAGTATTATATGAAAAAAAAGAGGCTTTGGTAAGATGAGAGAGATTAGAAACTATGAGTAAAGAAGTTATATCAAAATGGTGGAAAGATTTATGTAACAACCCTTCTCTTATTGAGAAGGCTAAAGAGAGAGAGTTTGTATGTAATAATGATTTGAAGATTCATTACAAATATTTGGAACAGTCTGAAAAAGAGAGAAAACTAACTGATGCTGAAAAGGCAGATAAAAGAAATATTGAAATTCTGAAAAAGTGGTGAAATAAGCATATGAGTGAGATTAATAAGGCTATTTTACTTTGTTTCAAAGATTATGATGAGCTTTTTAAGTATAGACGTGAAACTATGAGATGTTTAGAGCATTATTGCGAGGGTTTCAGAAATGGTGATACTATGTATAAGTTAGGTTTGATGAATTCAAGCACTGCATGTGGATTATTCGTAAATGAAGTCTTTTTTGTAAATTGTTCTATTGATGATTGCGAGGATGAAGATTTCAAACTTACGTTACGAGTATTGGAGAAATGGGGTACAAAGGTTCATTATGACCCAAAGGACACAGAAAAATTTCAAGAAAAATTACAAGCAAATCTTGATAGGATAGATACTATAATGAAACTATACGGATTCTGCTGATGTATAATAAGCGTATGAATGAAGAAGAATGTATTTCTTGGTTGGAAAAAGAACTAGCAAAAGAAGATGTAAGGGTGAATAACGGAGAGACCAAAACAGGGCTTCGTAGGTGGGTTTTATCTATTATGAAGAATATGGTTTTATCCAACTCAGAATTGAAAAATGAAATTCTCAATGAAGTGAGAACTAATGTGTAATAAGTGTATGAAGATGAGAGATGTAACAGGTTATCCACTCAGCCATAATCAGCGTAAAGAGGTGGAAGAATACATGAGTAATCATAATGTTACTGAAAACGAAGCAAGGTATGCGTTAGGTTATGTTCCTCTTGATTTGCCCCAAGTTTCAATTGAAGAAGTATTTGCAGAAATAGAGGATGAAAATCCTGATTCTGAACTTTCTTATGATACAATAGGTTTTTACTGTGAAGAAATTATGAAACGTGCTATTCCTAAACCAAATCCTAATTATATTAGAATGTGGCTCGAACATAGCACAAAACTGAAAGACCTTTTGTATGAAGAAAATGATAACGGATACAGACAACTCAAAGGTTTCGGAACTGTTAAGGAGTTGATAGAAACTTTGCAAAAACTTCCACAAGATTGTGAAATTTGGACTAATCTTGCTGAAGACGATGTTGTAAAAGCACCAGTCAACATTCTGTATCAAGTGGAAGATAATTCATTTCGTTTTTTATAAAAGAAAGCAGACTACGAATAAATGACTTATCAAAAAATAGAACTAATGTAAAATAAAGACTTATGAAAGAAACATATGGTATTATTATAGAATTGGATAACGAAATGTTAAAGAAACTTTATGTTGGGGATTCTTTTGAAAAAGCGTATAGTGACATTCGTGCATTTTTTGAAGAACGAAATTTCAAATACATTCCCAGTTCTTTTTATTATGGAGAGATGACCTCAGTTGAGGCTATTTTGATTTGTAAAGAATTATCTAAAAAGTTCGATTGGCTTTATCCATCTGTAAAGACCATTGAATTGATTAGAATTTCCGAAAGAAATGATTTGATGCCCATTATTGAAAGATAAAAATTATAGCAAACTAATAGAATTAATGTATAATTGACTTGTGATAACGATTGAAGAATATACGAGGTTTATAATTGAAATTTTACAGGAAGATTTAACAGAAATGGTACATGAGAGTTACTTTTGATTATAACGAACTTACGAATAGAATAAATTGCAAAAAGACCACTTTACAGAACTGATTTAATATCGTTCAAAGAAATAGATATGAATAAAGAATTAGAGAACATTAAAGGTATTGTAGAGAAGTTTAACTTACAAAATAGAAAATGGAAGAGTGAACGCACGATTATCTACTCAGATAACGGTTCTCATGAGATTAATCATCCTCTTTCAGATAGAGTTGAGTTTGAACTGATAAATGAAAAGTTGTATATAGTCGAAGTTATCAAAAATGTCAGCATCTATAACGGAGAGGAAATTGTAAGTTACAGTGACGATAATAAATCATGTTTAGATGAAATCATCGAACACGGTGTAAGTGTCGGATTTGACTATGTAACTTCAACTGATAATCCTGCTAAGATTCTTATATCTTATAATGATAAAAATAAGAAACTTTTAGAATGGAGTATCGTTGAGAAATTATGATTAAAAGAAAGAAGAACTATTTTACTCACAATTACACTCCTTCTAATAAAAAGAAGAAGGAGGAAATGGACAAGGCTGTGAAGTTGGTTCATAAGTTCATGGTGTATAACATTGTGAAAAAGTTTATGAATTATGATTTTATGGGCGATAATCCAAAAATTGAAAAAGTATGAATAAATTTGCAGAATTAGTTATTGAAATTTTACAGGAAGAAGTAAGTAAGAGCGGACCTTTACTTGAGAAGCATTTCATTGATGCGAACCATGACGAAGCAGAGATTGAGATGTATTTTGGAAAAGGTTCTTGTGCGTCTTCGTTAAAAGTTACTTTTGACCGTGAAGAATTTGTAAAGAGAATGGCTGATAAAAATTATACAGTCCATGTTGAAAAATAACAAAATAGAAGATTTAATGAA